TGTCGAATTCCCCTATGGGATAAGTAAAGTCTATTTGCGGCAATGCACAACTAGCGCGGGCGATTTTATGGAAACGTCGCGAGGGGTGCGCGTACCTATGGAAGATGCGCGGCGGGCGCTGTCGTTTATTTTGAAACATCGAAACGGGGAGGGCTGGCGCAGGAATGGGCAAGTTTTCCATATTGGAGATTATCAAATCGACAGCGTATCGGAAAACGGAGTCATTGCGGGTTGTCACCACGTTTCATGGGAGGAAATCGAGCGCTTTGCGGGCGCAATGGGCTGGACAGCTAGCGCCGAATAGATCGACAGTGAGAGGGTCGCGAGAGGGTCGCAATGAAACAATCTATCCCGGTTTCCGGGGAGGGTCTAGCAATGCGGAAAGTCAAGGATTTTGAAGTATCCGATTTGGGAATGGAGAATTCCCAATACTTCCAAGGTTACGGGGTTGCGTTTACTCGTTTCGAATATTGCGCCTATGGAATCGGCGATAATCCGCGCGAGGCGCTTGACGATTGCCTAGATCAAATTGCGAGCGCTTGCGACGTTGACACGACAGACCTAGAGCGCCGCATTATCGCGCTATATCCCGATTTCGCGAAACCGGAAAGCGAATTGCCTAGCGTTTCCGCTGAATACGGGGATGATTGCGAGGATACCTATTATCACGTAGGGATTCGCTGGACTGTCGAATAGATCGGCGCAGGGTAAGCGAACGAAAACATCGAACCACAACAGGAAAGACACAATGGGAATGATTACTTGGAACACTGACGTTAATGCGCCATGTTGCCCCGGTGAAATCATCGGCCCCCGCTATCGCGACGACGAAACCGGGCGCTTTACGAATGATCGGATATTGATACAGACCGATTGGGACTATCCTGTGACAGCGCGAAGTTTTGGCTGGGATATGCGCACCGTACAGAGTGCGCCATACCGTGAATGCCCACAATGCGGCTACCGGGAAAACATCGACGATTGCGACGATGAATTCTGCCCCGATTGCCCCGATACGCGCATGGAATTGCACACAAGCGATTGCGAGCATAGAGGGACTGACGGGACTGTTGATTGTCCAGAGTGCGGGCTAACCGCTAGCGCGTTTATCAGCGCCGCCGGGGACTGGTTAGATGAAAACGACGGGGCAACAGCGATTGACCCCGGATACTTCGGCTAGATCAATCAGAGTGCGCCAATAAACAGAGAGGGAATAGACAAAATGAGAATCCCGGTTGTCTTTCGACGTTTTCGGGAGGGTGATTTGGTTGCCCTCTTCCCGACAATCCCAGCCGATAATTCTGGCCGATACTGCGATAGTTTCCAGCATATCGGCCAGCATGGCGGCGCAGATTACAGCGGGCTGATTGCCGAGACAGCGCCCGCGCATATATCAGAGTGCGTCGCGCTGATTCGCGAACTAACAAGCGCGCCATACCATTACGACTTGCGCGTTATCAAGAGGGCAACAGCCAAAATGCACACAGAGAGGGTCAATCAATCGTGAGAACTACATTACGCCAGCAAAATGTTATGCTGTCGGTCGAAACCGACAGCGCGATTGTCGATTTCGACGATATCCTAGGCGCTACTGAGGTAGTGCCGGATGAATGTTCCCAAGATACGCCTTGGGACAATTGCGACGGATTCGAGCATACGGCGAAACCGTCGCGCGATCATTGCGATACAAAACGCAAGTCTCGCGGTTGCTGTTTGGATTCCGGCAACCGTCAACACGTCATTATCGAATTGCCGGAAGGGGAGGATTATGGCGTTGCTGAATACCATAGCGAGCGCGGTGCGTCGCGGGGAGTCTGCGCCGAAATGGTAAGCATAGCGCGCCAGAAAACGCTCGATCTATTAACCGGATGGTATGAGAACGGCTGGCAGTATTGGGGCGTCAAGTGCGATTTCGAGCGATTGGGGCAAGACTTCTCAGATTCGATTTGGGGTATCGACGACGACAAATATGCCGACGATTTGCGAGAGGAAATTGCGCTTAATGTCGCGAGCCAGCTTGAAATCGCGGGCTACACAGTAACCGGCAAGCCGGTTGCCGAGAAGCGATTGACAGCCAAGCGATATACTGTTTGCGTAATCGCAGCCGGAATTACAGAAGGGTACTATCCGCGCTCGCTGTCGGCGCAGGAATGGCGGGAGGAATTCAAGCGTAACCTTCATTCACAAGACTGGAAATAGCGCAGAGTGCGCAACCAGTAACGCAACCTAGATCGGAGGGAGTAATCTTGTCTCAGATTATCGACAGAGCGACGGCGCTGAAAATCATTGTCTTGTCATTCGAGAATTCATGCCTTAATGAACTGGCCGAAATTGTTTCCAACATAATGCAAGGCGAAGGCGTAGTTGTGAGCGACGGACTGCGCGAAAGCGCAGAATACCGAAACGGGGCGAAGGTAGCGGGCAAATCGAAGCGCCGTCGGCGCGACGGTAAACACGAATAGCAGAGTTCGCGAACCATTAACAACGGGAGGATAACTGTGTACGAGTGCATTATTGACGGTTGCGAGAATCCGCATGGTCCTCGCGGATTGTGCGAGAAGCATTACAAGAGGGCTGTACGCGCTGTACGTTGTGGCGATACCACTTGGGATTCACTGGTATCTCAGGGGCTTGCAAAAGAGGCTATGGCGCTTGGGTCGGTCAACGGACACAAGGGGCCAGAAAAATCCGAACTAGCGTTGCTCTATCGTGGCAACCAGCAACTTATCGACGCGCACCTAGGCAGAGTGCGCGAGAGAATTCTAGGGAGAATGTCGGCATGAATGTTACAACCTACGCAAAACGCGCGATTATCTACACCCGTTTCTCGCCTCGCCCCGACGCCGAAACGTCGCAGTCTTGCGAGAAACAAGAGGAGCGCTGCCGCGCCTACTGCGAGAGAATGGGCTATCAGGTTATGGGAGTCTGCGCCGACAAAGACATTACGGGCGGAATTCTCGACCGGCCAAAACTACGCAAGGCTATTCAATTCCTGCGCCCCGGATGGGTACTCGTCATTGACGCAGGCGACAGACTCGCGCGTGATATGCTCGTCGAATTAACGATCCATGCGGAAGTCGAACGCGCAGAGTGCGCGATTGAATACGCCGATGGTTCGCCGACGCGCTCGACGCCAGAAGGCAACCTATTCCGCAATATGATGGGAGCGTTCGCGCAGTATGAGCGAGAACGTGTTGTCTTGCGCACAAAGCGCGGCCTGAAGAAGAAGCGCGATAACGGCGAGTGGCAAGGCAAGCCGCCCATTGGCTATCAATACGACAAGAGAAGCAAGACGCTTATCGAGCATCCCGGCGAGCAGATCGCACTTGCTTATCTTCGGCAGCTACCCGACGAAATGAATTCGGTAACGAAGGCTAAATGGGTCACAAGTAAGCACGGCCCTATTCGCGGAAAGCCTTGGAGCGCCAGGACGGTGCGCAAGATTTTGGCTTCACGCTAGAACGATTGTCAGTGAATAGAAACGCGCCTGTAACCATTTCTTATTCACAAAGGCGAGACTACTAGACTTGCCTTCGCATCAATGATCTTTCATCAGAAGGACTAGAATGCTTTTCCTGCTAACTGATTGCGAGATTGTCACCATCATTAAAGAAGCGAAACGAAATGACGACGGCACACTACGCATACGTATGCCAGCAAACCGGCTGCAAGATAACGAACAGAGTGCGCCATTGATTCTTGAATTCGACGAATCTGCGCATACTGTATCGCTCGGCAAGCGAAGCGTTCGGCTGTCGAGAAAACAATTTCATCTTCTGCGATACGTTTACATGCACGGCAAGGCCGGATACGAGGAACTGCAAGATTGCGTTTGGGATGGTCTTGTGACTGACAATACTATTCGAGCGACGTTATCAATCATCAACTCGAAGCTGCTTGACGCCGGATTACGAGCGGAATTGATTGCGTTTCGCAGCAAGGTGTCTATCGAGAGAGTTGCGTAGCCTTACTATATAATACGTTCTCTTGCCGCCCGCTTCTCAGCGGGTTTTTTGTTGCGCATAGTGCGCCTTCTATTAGCAAGGAATCTATTGCTGTGAGCAAAAGCCCTCGAAGCATAATCGAGTTATCACTTGTCGATTGATTCACTTGTTTATCGCTTCGCCGGGAGAAAATCGTGAACCGCAAAGTCTGGATTATCTGCGAACTAACGGAAGATTTCTGCATCGGAACAGTCGGACAGATTCTCGCAGACAGGCCGTTGAAAGACGGTTTGTTTGAAGCGGTTCAGGCAGTCGTTAAGGAAATGGTCGCCGACGACAACTTCGACGTTGATTCCATCGAATTCACGATTGAGATTCGCAACTAACAGAGTGCGCGGCGGGCGAGGGAAAAGTCTCATCGCTGCCCCGCCCGTCGCCGCTCGCCAGAATAACTCACAGAGAGAATCATGGCCTTTAATCTCGCTTCCATCACTAACGAAACCCGGCTTCGCGCACCTAGAATCATTCTTCTCGGCGTCGAGAAGATCGGCAAGAGCAGCTTCGCGGCTGGCTCCGACCGGCCAATCTTCATCCCGGTAAGGGGCGAAGAGGGAATCGACGGCATCGCCGTTCCGCAATACCCGACGTGCAAGACATTCGACGATGTTATGTCTTGCCTGTACTCACTCTATACAGAGAAGCATGAGTTCGGAACGTCGGTCATCGACTCCTCTTCGACTCTTCAGCCGATCATCTTTGAGGAGATTTGCAGGAAGAACGGCAACGTCGATTCCATCGAGAAGGCTTGCGGAGGATACGGCAAGGGCTACGTCGAAGCGCTGTCGTACTGGCGTCGAATCACCGAAGCGCTGGATGCCCTACGCAATGATCGAGGTATGGCTTCGATCATCATTGGACACGTCACCGTCAAGCGGTTCGACGATCCATGCGGCGAGAGCTACGACCAGTATCAATTCGACCTGCACGATGGCAAAAGTTCGAGCGCCGTACAACTCTTGTTCCGTTGGGCCGACGTTATTCTCTTCTGCAATACGAAAGTCATTGTCAGGAAAGAGGAAGTCGGCTTCAAGGGCGAGAAGCATCAAGGCGTCGATATCGGAAACGGCGCTCGCTTTCTCTACACGCAGAAGCGACCGGCTCATCCTGGCGGCGGGCGCGGCGTCTATGGCCGACTCCCATACGAGTTGCCTTTGAACTTCGGTTCGTTCATGGATGCCGTTCAAGCGGCATCGAAACAATAGCGCAGGAAGCAACACCCCGGAAGAGAGGTTTTTGAAATGAAGGTTGGCGACATTGTAACGATGTTCGACGTTTCGTATTCGATGATTCTCAAGGATGGTCGGTTTGTCAATACTCGCAATGGAAGCGGGTTATCCGGTATGAATCACGGCCTTGAGAAGTTGAAGTTCCGCGTCGTCGGCTTCGGTACATTCCCGTTCGATCCCGGCGTAAGCGGTTGCGGTAGTGCTAACGACGCAATGCTACAAGACGTAGCGAGCGGCACTTACTACGTTTCGCATCAACGATTCCTCCGTAATTACATCGAACCGCCGACCATCGCGCAGGAAATCATGGCCGAGTACGAGCGGGCTACGAAGATTCACGGCCCGATGAACGGCCCGCATGAAGCGTATGCCGTTATCAAGGAAGAGTTCGACGAGTTTTGGGATGAAGTCAAGGCGAAGAATCTTGATAAGGTCAAGGCACGGAAGGAACTGATTCAAGTCGCGGCGATGTGCGCCCGCGCGATTCACGATCTGAAGTTGTGAACCATGCGAACGATCTTGTTTTGGATTGTCAAAAACGTACCGCTCGGCAGACTCGCGCCTTGGGTACTCGGTTTAGCGCTTGGCAGAATGCCGCGCCGGATTAAGTAGGAAGCAACACCCTTTGAAAGAGAGGTTTCTAGTGAGCGACTTGCAGAACATTTTTGGTCAGGGATTCGATACCGGGTCGGTCGAACCACAAGCCGACTTCGAGGTTATCCCGCCCGGCGACGTGCCGGTTCTCATCGAGAAGGCTGAAGTCAAGCAGACGAAAGCCAATACAGGCTACTACATAGCATTGACTCTCGACGTGATCGACGGCCCGCACAAGGGTCGGAAGTTGTTCGACAACATCAACATCGCCAACCAGAATAAGCAATGTGAGGAAATCGGTAGGAGAACCCTCGCTGCCCTCGGGCAGTCCATCGGCGTTCCGTTCATCCAAGACTGCTCGCAGCTTATCAACCGGGCCTGCATCGCTGCCGTCAAGGTCAAGGATGGCGACAACCAGATTCGTACCTACAAGCCGATGGGCGGCGTTCCTGCGCAGCCAGCGTACAACACGGCTGTCGCCTCGCAAGGCGCTGTCATGCCGACGACGCAGTATCAACCGCCCCAACAGCCGCAGCAGCAGTACGCGGCCCCGCAGCAGCCTCAACAGGCTTATCAGCCGCCGACGCAGCCGCAGTACCATCCGCCGATGCAGCAGCAGCCGCAATACGCCGCGCCCGCAGCCCCGACCGGCCAGCCTACGCCCCCTTGGGTTCGCCGGTAGTGAACGAGAAGGATCGGTAGCCGGGGCAGTGATGCCAATTACGGAGTAATCGTATGGAACTTTTCATTAGTAGGGCGGCACACAAAGCCCTGAGACTGATCTTCAAACCGAAAGAGAGTACCAACATGGCGAAACCCCAAGTCACCGACGTTGATTTCGTGAAAGCCTGCGTCAACAGTAAGACCGCCGAAGCCGTCGCTTCCGCGACCGGCCTGAAGCACTCGACCGTCCTCTCCCGCGCCGCCAAGCTGCGAAAGGCGGGCGTCAATCTCCCCGAATTCGATCGCGCCAAGAAGGTCCTGGACGTGAAGGCGCTGAATGCCCTCATCCCAGCCGCGCCGCCGCCCGCGAATCCGATGCTGAAGTAGCGAGTTGTTCCGTTGAGAAGGTCGAGCGAGTTGGGGCGAAGTCGGAAATCTACCCGCCGCCCGCAAGGCTCGTTCAATGCTCGAAAGGATGCGAGCAAAGCGCGCTCTCTTCTGCTGGTTGATAGCCGGGGGAAGTAAACCAGCCTAACCCGGCGATAAGAGAGCAGCTTTGTTCGCACCCTAACCTCGGAGAATGAAATGTCAAACGGCCTTTATGAGAACGACCCGCCACCGGCAGCTACCCTTCCGCAACTCGTCAGTGATTTACTCCTCGCCAAGCTGACCGAAGAGAACGCGAAGAAGGCGCGTATCGAAGTCGAAGAGAAGATCGCCGCCATTATTCCCGGACCCGAACGGGGACAGAAAACGGCGAAGATCGAAGGATTCAGCGTCACCGTCGAGCGCGGCTTCAACTATAAGGCCAACGTGCAGGCCATTGTTGACGACTGGCCGAAGATCGAGAACTGCCCGGCTCCGATCAAGACGAAAGCGACCGTCGAGTTGGACGAAAAGGGCTACGAGTATTACCGCGAGAACGTGCAGCCCTTGTTCGACAAGCATCTCGCGCCAAACGTCCAAGTCACGCCGAAGAAAATCTCCGTCACCCTGAAGGAAACGAAGAAATGAAGCTACCGGCAGCCGTCGTCGCTGTCCTGATAGCCTTCCTTCCGTTTTGTCCGTGTCGAACGCTTTGTCGAAGCCGAGGGCCGATAAGTCGAAGTAGCCCTCGGCCCAATACTGAAGGCATCCAAGATGCGGCAAGGCCGCGCCAAGAGGCAAGTACATACGGCTAGTGAAGGCTAAAACTAAAAGATGAAGCGCGCCCGGCAGAAGCCGCAAGAAACTGCCGGGCTTTTTTTACCGAGGGAACAATGATAACAGCCGCCGAACTTCTAAACTCTCCGAACTGCAACTCTCCTATCGTGATTGCATTCCGCAATCATCTAGGCGGAAAGGAAGCGACGAAACGCAAGGCTCGCGAATTCCTACATACCTTCGGCGCGCAGTACGGCCTTCGGCCCCGCAAGCCGATCTATCGAACGCCGGAAGAGAAGAAGCAATGCCAAATGCCTATTCACATAGGCGGCTCGACGATGAAAATTCTCCGTGAGATTATGGGGAAGAAATGAAGGCAATCGAGTTTTTCAGATTGATGGGTGCGTTGCAGTTTCATCTTCAGTATGAAACTGGGGTCTTAATCCATTCGGTGTTTAATCCGAACGATAAGGTCATAACGTACACAGGCGAGGCAGAGAAGCTCTATTACTATTACCTCCCCGCTGACGACCTGATTGCCATGAGAGATGGCAGCTTGCTTGAACTTGCGATGAAAATAATCACGGAATGGAAAACGCTCTAATGGCCGACATTGCCCAACATCTCCCGACCGACTCGCAGACCATAGAGGCAATTTATGCAGCCTACAAGAAAGCTGGCGATTCTGAACAGCCTCGCGGATATCTCGGCGCTTCGCTCATCGGTCACAGTTGCGAGAGGTATCTGTGGTACACGTTTCGTTACTGCTACCGACCTGAATTCTCTGGAAGAATGTATCGGCTGTTCGAGACAGGCGACTTTGAAGAGGCTCGTTTTGTTAGCGACCTGCGCTCAATCGGCTGCGAAGTCCATGAACGCGACGAAGCCGGAAATCAATTCGCCGTAAGCGCACTCGGCGGGCATTTCTCGGGTCACATGGATAGCGGCATTTTGGGCGTTATTGAAGCGCCTAAGACTTGGCACGTTGGCGAATTCAAAACGCACAATGCCAAATCGTTCGCCAAGCTGAAGAAGGAAGGCGTCAAGAAGGCGAAGCCACAACACTACGCTCAGATGATGGTTTACATGGGCCTTAGCGGAATGACCCGCGCCCTCTATCTCGCTCGCAACAAGGATACCGACGAACTGTATTCGGAGCGCGTTCGCTTCGATAAGGCCGAATTCGATTCCCTCATGGGACGCGCCGAACGAATCATCAAGGCGACGGAACCGCCCGCCCGAATCTCGAACCGGCCCGACTACTACGAATGCGGATACTGCGATGCAAAAGAAATTTGTTGGGGTTCGGCCCGGTCTGCTCTGCCTATACCGGCGATTTCATGTCGCCAGTGTTGTCATTCAACTCCCACAATGGATGGCGAAGCACGTTGGACGTGCGAAAAACACGCACGCGGTCTGTCTGTTTCGGATCAATCAAGAGGGTGCGACGACCATTTGGTTTTGCCGGGTCTGATCTCGTTCGCCGAACCCGTCGATTACGGCGACTATTGCGGCTCGCAATGTATTACGTTCCAAAATCTCGAAAGCATCGAGAAGTGGATTCACGGCAAGGGCAACGGCGCTTTCGGCACAAAGGAATTGATGGCGCTTTCGAGAAGCGACCTAACGAATCCGCTTGTCGAGTCGGCAAAGGAACTTCTCGGCGCTACCGTTACCGGGGCGTCAACCTCGATCTTGGCCCGCTACCCGGAAGCCGACACTCGAATCGTTTGGCGCGGCAACCAGAAGGAATTGCTCGCCAATTGGCTTCTTGTCTATCAGAAGGATATGAAGTCGGAAACGATTCTCGCCAAGGAAGATAACGTAATCAACCGAGTAGCTGAATTCGAGGGCGGGCGGATTGCGATTATCTGGACAACGATTCAGGAACCGGCAGACGGCGCTTGGTTCGACGCCGAAATTCGGGAGGGAGTCAGCTAATGCCAATGTTCGACTACGTTTGCCACGATTGCGGCGCTGTTGAAGAAGTCCATGTCAAGTACCCTCACGTTGCGCCAGCCAAGAGAGAATGCAAGTGCGGCGCTATGGCCGTTCGCCAGTTCCCGACGCCTCACGTCATTCAGACCGGGTACAAGCCGGGCGATGCTCGCTACGGTCGCGGCAAAGGTCAGTAGATTTCTATTCACCCCTGTTTTTGGAGATGCACCATGAAGTATGTTGCTGCTGTGATTGCGTTGCTCTGTTTGCCGATGCTGGCGAGCGCAGGCGTTCCCGATGATCTTCAGGATGTGAGCGTTACGATCAAGTCTGGAAACGCCCAAGGCTCGGGCAACCTCGTTACGCGGAAGATCGGCGACGACACGATTACCTTCGTTTGGACGGCGGCGCACGTCGTTGACAACCTACGCACTTCTCGCACGGTCGTTACGGCCAACGGCGCGACAAAAACCATTATCGAATACAAAGACGCGGAAATCGTTCAAGAGCGCCAGCAAGACGGTCGCCGGGTCGGCGAAGTGAAGTACAACGCCAAGGTTATCAAGGTCAGCGATGCCGACTACGGCGAGGATTTGGCGCTGCTTATGGTTCGATGCAATGGCGCGTATCCGCTCTCGGCCAGTACGAAGTTTCATCTCGAAGAAGGCTACATCCCAGATATCGGCGTCGAGTTGGCCCATTGCGGCAGCTTGCTCGGCCAGTTCGGAGCCAACAGCTATACGACCGGCGTTCTCTCACAGACCGGTCGCACGTTGCCGATGAAGGGCGCGAACGTCAAGACCTTCGATCAAGTGACGACCGTATCTTTCCCCGGCTCATCTGGCGGCGGTATGTACTTGAAGGCTGACGGGACATACATCGGAATGCTGACGCAAGGCGTCAATCAGCTTCAGGGCTTCAACTTCATTGTCCCGGTTCGCCGGATGAACGCATGGGCGAAGTCGGCCAAGATCGAATGGGCCATGAACCCGGATATCGAGATGCCGACGCTGGCCGAGATCGAAGCCATGCCAGTTGAGGAAGCCGCGACTATGATCGGAGGCGTCGGGTCGAATATGGACCCGGACGGATTCGACATTCTCTCGTTTCTGTTCTAGTTAGAGCGCGCTGTTGGCTACGACGTAACCAACTGAATGATCGGTAGTGAAATGGTATCACTCCCGGCGAGAAGCTATGGAATTGCGGGTTCGACTCCCGCCCGATCATTTTATTATGTTTCAACTTCGCCCATACCAACTCGAAGCAATCGACGCGCTGCACAAGCATATCTGCGAGAAGCAGACGAACCCTTGCGTAGTGCTTCCGACCGGCAGCGGAAAGTCTGTCGTCATGGCTGGCATGATCCAGCGTTGGAAAGAGCAGGCCCCTTGGGTGCGCGGTTGCGTTCTCGCTCACCGTAAAGAACTGGTACAGCAAAATGCAGACAAATTACGCACGGCAGTACGCAAAAATACAGACGCTCCGACTTACGGATTCGGACAGGGAGATATTGGAGTGTTTAGCGCTGGACTTGGAAAGAGAGATTACGACTCTCCAATCCTTTTCGCGTCGATTGATTCCGTTTACAACAAAGCCGGTGATTTCCAGCCGTTCGATTTCCTTTTCGTCGATGAAGCTCACAGAATTCCTCCAAGCGGCGAAGGAAAATATCGAACGTTTATTGGGGAATGTAAACGCTTTAACCCGTCCATTCGTGTAATAGGTTGGACTGCTACTCCGTTCAGAATGGGATGCGGCGCAATCTGCCACAAAGACCATATCCTTAACGAAGTATGTTACGACGCAAAGATTACCGACCTAATAGCGCAGGGATATCTCTGTAGCCTTCGCTCGAAGGTCGGCGAGACTCAGCCTGATCTGAAAGAAGTTCGCCGCAATTCGGGCGGCGATTACATTATCGACTCACTAGCTGAAGCGACTAACAATGATCGAATTGTTTCTACGGCCATTGCCGAAGCCGTGCGAATTATGTCGGCGGAACAACGCCGCGCCGCCGTGTTTTTCTGCGTCGATATCGAACATTGCGAAAAAGTGTCCCGCGCTCTTAGGAGCTACGGAATCAACGCTCCGTACCTTACCGGAAAAACGAGGCAATCAGACCGCGACCGACTAATTGCAGATTTCAAGACCGGCGCAGTTCGCGCCGTCTGTAACGTCAACGTCTTAACGGAGGGTTTCGATGCGCCACATATTGATACCGTCGTATTACTCCGGCCTACGCTATCGCCTGGGCTATTCTCGCAAATGGTCGGTAGAGGTTTACGCATTCACTCCTCTAAGTCGTACTGTCTTGTGTTGGATTTCGCTGGTTGCATTGAAGAACATGGTCCGATTGATTTGCTTGGAGGCGATAAAGTCGTCATGGCGACTTGTCAAGAGTGCCGCGAATCTTTCAGTCGAGCTATCCGCGTCTGCCCTGCTTGCGGCTGGGAGATTCCTAAGCAGGAAGTTGATCGACTTGAAGCCGTCGAGAAGGAGCGCAGGATGCACGGCGCGAAGGCGTCGAGCAAATCCATTCTTTCTTCGGAGCCTGAAACGCTGAAAGTCGATTCTGTTTACTTCGCCAGACACGCGAAAGAAGGATCGCCCGATTCACTTCGCGTTCAATACAGATGCGGACTTTCAATGTTTCGTGAATGGGTTTGCCTTGACCACACAGGCTTGGCGGGCCATAAGGCGCAGCAATGGTGGAAAACTCGATTCGGCGGAAGAGAGAGAGTAACGATGAGTGATGCGCTCGGAAATATGCTATTTCCTCAGCAACTCATCGAATGGACGAAAACAATCACGGTCAAGAAGAACGGAAAGTTCTTCGAGATCGTTGGATACAACAAGCCATTGCATGAGGCAACATGAATAATTTCCTCGAAACAGCCCTGAAGTATGCAAGCCTCGGTTGGCATATCTTCCCGATCGCGCCGGGCCAGAAGGTTCCGATTACGTCGCACGGCGTAAAGGATGCGACGACGGACCCGGCGAAGATCAACGAATGGTGGGGGCGTTGGCCTAATGCGAACATCGCGGTTGCGCTTGGCGAGATCAGCGGAGCCTATGTCGTTGACGTTGACGTGTCTGCTGACGGAAGCGTGAATGGCCTGGAATCGCTGAAGGAATTTCCGCTGCTTCCGACTACAGTAAAGCAAGACACTCCGCGCGGAGGATTCCATGCGTTTTACAAGACTGATCGCGCTCCTGCTAACCGAAATAGCTTTCGTCCTGGCATTGACATACGCGGGAATGGCTATTACGTCGTCCTTGCGCCAAGCATTCATCCTAATGGTGGTCGCTACGCTTGGAGTCCTAACCTCGCATTTGGAGAGATCGAACTAGCCGAGTATCCCGACTTCATGCGGCCAGTTACCCGCGCGCCGTGGGCTAATCCGGCACCACCGGTTTCTGCCGTAACGGCCCAGGCGCGTCGGGACTTTTCAGCAACTCACGACGATACGATTCTCCGCGCAAGCTTGTACCTCGCGGAAGTCGCGCCAGCGATTCAAGGTCAAGCAGGGCACAACGCTCTGCTTTGGGCCTGTACGTGCATGGTTCGCGGTTGCAGGCTGCCGGAAGGCCAAGCTTACGACATTCTCGCCCGCGAGTACAACCCCCGCTGCGTCCCGCCGTGGGATTTGAGTAATCCAGCGGACGAGAAGGATTTCCGACGCAAGATCAGCGAATCGGCAAGGCTGCCATGCGATAAGGCCGATGGTTGGATTCTGGACGACCCGACTTATGCACCGCTCGATCTAAATTGTGCCGACTACGACGGGATGATTGTTCGGAGCATTCAAAGCCAGCCGCAAATCGTCCTACCGCCTGCGCCGAACAACGAACTTCAATTCCTTACGCAACCGACCGGCCTGCTCGGAGAAATCTGCTCATGGATCAACTCGACAGCAATCAAGGAACAGCCGTTTTTGTCTCTTGCCTGCTCGCTGGCTTTCCTTGGGGCGTTGTTTGGACGCAAGATAAAGGATTCGCTTGGATCGCGTACCAACCTCTATTGCATGGGAATCGCCCCGTCGAGTGCTGGCAAGGCTCATGCGATGAACCAGATACGGAGATTGTGCGCCGAGGCTGGCGCGACTGATCTTCTCGGTGGCGACGATATCGCTTCAGACTCGGCAATCGAAGATCGCATAAGCCGGGTCGAATCGACGTTGTTCTTATGGGATGAGATCGGGCATCTGCTTGCCCATATCAAATCCGGCGTCAGCAAGCACCATGCGCAAGTTGTTTCATTGCTAATGAAACTGTACTCGGCAGCCGGGAACATCTATAAGGGAAAAGAATATGCCGAACAAGAAAAGCAGCGAACCATCATCCAACCCTGCTGCTGCATCTACGGAACTTCAACGCCTGAGAGATTTACTGGCGGAATTTCCCCCGCTGAGTTACAAGACGGCTGGCTATCTCGCTGCCTTGTGTTTTGTTCGCCAGTCAGCCCCGCCAAGAAGCGAGGAAGAAATGAACAGCCTGTCCCCGAAGCAATTATCAATCTCGTTCGAGGTTGGTATCAGCGAAAGTTTCCAACCGAGAATGATGGGCATTCACTCAGCCAATTCGTAACGACTTCGGGCGAGAAACCGGCTCCGAAGCAGATCGTCATTCCGACGACGCCCGAAGCTGACGTAATTTTTACCGACTTCGATAACGAAACCATTCTCTTCGGTCGGCAGAATCCGCAACTCTCTTGCCTATGGGGTAAGGGCGAGGAAAACGCTCGTCGTATCGCGCTCATCGTCGCGGCAGGCGAGAACTTTAACAACGCCGTTATTACCCCGGCGATTGCGAACTATGCCTGCCGACTCGTTCGATTTCTGCTAATCGACTTCGCCGAAACGATTGTTCCCGAAATCGCCAACAGCGTTATAGAGAACAACAAGCGCCGACTCGTCAACGCAATTAAGCCGTTCGGAGTTTCCGGGGCAATCAAGCGTGAGGTTACATTCTCCTCGCGTTGGGCCGACAAGAGAACGCGAGACAACCTCTTGGCCGACCTTATCGAATCGGGCGAGATCGTCTGCACGATGGATAAGGGGAAGAAGTCGGTTCGCTATTGGACGGCAGAAAACTACCAGAAGTATTTACTCAGTAATGACGCCTGAATCAATCACTATCGTACTGCCGCTGCCAGCCAGGGGACTGCAACCGAACTGCACGATTGGCAGCTTCGGAGGGCGAATGATGAGGGCGTCGGCGACGAAGAGATACAAACGCTTAACGTGCGAGGCAATTGAGAATGAAGATATTCAAACGCGACCCTGGAAGGTTGCTTTGGTTGAGGCCAAGTTTTATTTCAAAACGAAACGAGGCCGCGATACTGATAATGCTGTTGGGTCGCTCAAGTCGGCGTATGACGGCATTGTTGTCTCTGGTCTTATTCCCAATGACACCCCGGAATTCATGCGACGCTCTTGGCCTGAGCTACTGGTTGACTCCAAAAACCCGCGCGTCGAAATCAAGATAACGAGGATCGAATGATTACCGAAACCGACAGCAAACGAATCACGAAGATGATCGAGGCCGGTATGCGAATCAAGGAAATTGTTCGCACAACCGGAATCGCAAGGAACACGGTTCGACGTGTCGTTCGAGAGTACCGGCTGCTCTCAACAATAACGAGTGAGCAAGAAGCACAGGTATCCAAACTGCTAAAAGTTGGCCTGCCGGTAGGCGCGGTCGAAGCCGAAACGAAAATTCCAAGGTTAGCAGTAACCGCATTGAAGCGCAAGACTGCGAAACCAGCCGACCAAAAAAAAGAAGATGCCGTCGAATGCGGACTTGTTTTCCTTACGACACCTAATGATTCTCCAAGCGTCAGGCGTCTATGCGATATCGTCGCCGACGTTGCGAACCTCGGGAATCTTCACTTGATATCCCATCCACTGTTCTATCAACTGGCTCGCCGCGCAAAAAAACTAATGGAGAAAATCAATGCGAACGAAACCGTCTGAATTAGTTGCGAAGGCAATAGGTCGGTCAAAGGCTAAGACTTGGCTAGAGCGACTTCCGGCGAAGGATCGCGCCTACGTCAGCGAGATCGTCAAAGAAATCCGCAAGACACCCGGCGTCAATATACAGGCTATAGTTCGCCTGATTGTTAGCGAATTGCATCTGAATGTTTCGCTAATCACCGTTCGCCAAACCATCTCGGAGTTAATCAATGCGTAAGCCAAAAGACCTTATCAAAGACGCCGTGAATATCGAGATAGCCAAGGCTCGCGGCGATGCGTCGATCTGGAAGGCGAAGCACAATGAAGCCGTCGCCAGCGCCATTACGCTCGAAAAGCAACTCGACACCCTGCTGAGCATCCCGAAGCCGTCCAAGAGGAAAGTCGAGCGGCTTTCTCGAAGCAGGCCAGAAGGCGTTGCGGCGATTATTCCGGCGACCGATTGGCACGTCGAGGAATCGGTCAGCCTCGAACAGACGAACGGCAAGAATTCATTCGATCTCACGGAAGCGGAGCGCCGCATCGACCGCTTCTACAACAAGACCATCGAGTTAATCGACTGGCAGGGCTACCTTGCGCCGGTTGCCGAGTTGTGGCATCCGTTACTTGGCGACTTACTGACCGGCTACATTCACGAAGAGTTGATGGAAAGCAACGCTTGCAGCCCGACCGAAGCCTGCGTTTTCCTGCAAGATCGCATATGCTCTGGCATCGACTTTCTGCTCGCCAAGACGAAGCTGCCGATCTTCGTGCCGTGTTGCGTCGGCAATCACGGTCGCACGACGCCGAAGAAGCGAATAAAGACCAGCTTCAAGAACAGCTACGAATGGCTGCTCTACATGACGCTCGCCAAGAGTTATGCGAAGAACCATCGCGTGCAGTTTGTTGTGTCTAAGGGATACCACAACATCTGTCACATTATGGGTCGCCGCGTTCGCTTCCATCATGGCGACGGCTTACGTTATCAGGGCGGCGTCGGCGGAATTACGATTCCGGTCAACAAGTCGATCGCGCAATGGAACAAGGCTACGCCGGTTGACTTCGATATCTTCGGCCACTGGCACACGTTCCTAGCGAACTACCCGACTTGGATTTCTTGTGGCTCGCTCATGGGCTACTCGGAATTCTCGGTCGAGATCAAGGCCGACTTCCAACACCCGACGCAAACATTCATCGTCATTGACCGGCGATACGGTCTGACGCAGGCGACTCCGATCTTTCTCACGAAACCGAATCGGAGCTAATCATGCCAAAATACCCACCCGGATTTCTTGAAATGCACCCTGAATACGCAATCACGGAGAAGCAGCCAATGACGAAGAAAGAACGGCAGGCCGAAGCCTATGTCGCGGAACAGATTAAGAACGCCAAAGACGGAACTGTCGCGTTTGACGTAACAAAACATGATGCCGATATCGCCAAAATGGCAAAGCATCTAGGCCCGATGTTTAGCGAGAAAGCGAATCGGCTTTTAGAGGAAATGGGCGCAGCGGTTCGCACCTTCGAGACGGGCGCGACACGCGACACGGACGACGGCAAGTTCGACTACGAAGGTTTCTTGTCGCCGTTGGTTCTTGAACGCTACGGCGCGTATATGCACTCGCACCGCAAACAAGCGGACGGCAAGCTGCGCGATAGCGACAACTGGCAGAAGGGAATCCCGCTTGTAGCCTACATTAAGTCGCTTTGGCGTCACTTCTTCGACGTGTGGAAGATTTATCGCGGCCTTGGACCGATCAACGATAAGAAAGACGGCCATTTAGTCACGATAGATGAAGCACTATGCGCAGTGATTTTCAACGCTTCTGGGTATCTCCATGAAATCCTGAAGAAGCAACTTGACCATGAGCGTAAATGCAAGTCTTGTGGTCGAGAAGCAAAGGGCGAATGCTCTTACGCAGCCTGTCCGCGCGACGACACGTTTTTCGTTGCCGAAGTATTCGCTCCCATCGACGGAGACGCTCAATGATTACACGAATCTACCTCGATCTCGACGACGTTTTGAACTACCTAGCGCCATACGTGTTGAACTGCGTCGGCTGCCCAATAGGGGCGACAGACTACAACAGCTACCCAGGCGATGAAGTTGGCTACGATATCGTCGCGGCTGCTAACATGATGCACCCGACGAAGGAATTCACAAAAGAAGAATTTTGGGGCGCAATCACTCGTAAGATATGGGCTGCTGCTCCAAGGTCCGAAGAATACTCCGATATTCTGCGACTTTGCTTCGACTCCGTTGGCGAAAGAAATATCCATATCCTAACGCGGGCGACAGACAATGCAGACTGCTACTCAGGTAAGAAGGACTGGATGGACCGCAACGTTCCTGGCGGTATGCGGCGTCAACATCTGATCGTGGGCGAGGATTGCAAGGAACTGCTCGCGCGACCTGATACGCTACTCATCGACGACAACGAGAAAAACATCTCCGCTTTTCGTAAGTCTGGTGGAATGGCTATCACTGTTCCGAGACCCTGGAACCGACTTCGAGGGTGCGCCAACACTTCTCTATATCTAAAAGGAATGTTTGAAATCATCTTCGGACGGAGAGCGGCGTAATGAGATCGAAGGAATGGCGAAAGCTATTGAAGTGGATACGTAGGCAGTACCCGATTGTCGGGACTGTTCACGTTTCTCGCAGGCCGGTCAAGAACGACGCTGGCAATACTGGTATCCGCGTCAAGCGAAGCGCCTGGACATTTTGGATTCACATTGACTCGAAGCAGGAATGGGCAGGGCAAGTCGATACGCTGCTTCACGAATGGTCGCATATTCGGGCCATTCAAGAAGCCTGCGACCATCTTGGAAGATGGGCAACCACATACGGAGAAATCTACACCGAATGGACAACCTTCAACAATGATTAAGCACGAACTTTTCAATTGCGATTGCGTCGAGTTTTTGGAGAACGACACGCGATGTTGGGATACGATTTTCGCAGACCCGCCTGATAACATCGGACTAAATTACAGGGAGTACCGCGACCGTAAGCCGGAAGAAGAATACGTCAACTGGCTAGAAACGTGCCTCGATATGTTCATGCGCAAATCGCAGACGTTATGGTTCAGCTTCAACGCTCGCTGGACGTTCGCGGTCGGCAACATCTTCTACAAGCTACTGAAGCACTACGACGCTTGGGAAGCGAAGCCATGCGTACAAGTCTTCACCTTTGGTCAGCATAACCACAACGACCTTGGGAACAACCATAGGCCGCTATGGCGGATTCGGCGGAAAGACGCACCGCTGTTCCCCGACGCGGTTCGGGTTCCGTCCTGGCGGCAGGAACATGGCGACAAGCGGGCCGACCCTCGCGGGCGCGTTCCGGGAGATGTTTTCGATTTTACACGCGTTACAGGCAACAGCGAGCAGCGTCGTGCATGGCATCCGACGCAACTTAATGAGGGCCTTGTCGAGCGATGTCTTAAACTGACGACTCCTCCGGACGGAACTGTTCTCGATCCATTCGGAGGAACAGGGACCACTCTGAGGGTCTGCAAGCGGTTAGAACTGCCTTGCGTTATCGTCGAGTTGGACCAGACGTATTGCGAGAAGATTTTCGAGGAACACCGTCAGGGCGACTTGGCACGCGGGTCGCTCGAATTCACGAAGCCCTCTTAACTTTCCGCTTCGGCTTGATCGAAATATCGACTTCAACGCCAAGGCCCTCGGCAATCGCTTCTAGCGTACTTAGCTTTACGTCTTTGTAAATTCCGTTTGAGAACCGAGAGTAGGCAACAGTCGTAAGGCCAGCCGCCTCGGCGGCTTCGGCCTTTGTCATTTCGATCTGCTCTCTGTGCTTCTCGAACAATCTCTGCACTTGCTTAGCTAGGATGTTCTTCATGTTGCGATCTCCTCTTCTTCATGTGTGGTTTTACCGAACAGCCAATCATGTACCCTATCGGCAAGTTTCTTCAGCCTCGGTAGCTTATCCAAGTGTCTTTTCGCATAAAATCTTGCTTGTATGCTTGATGGGGTGTGACCCATCGTTAAGTTAATCATCGTCTTGTCGCCCGATCTGTCAATTACAGCCGAGTACGTATGCCGAAGCGAACCAATGCTGACGCCTTTTGTTCGGTATCCTATGTCGTCAAGCATTTTGCTGAATGCGTCAATTACCTTTCGGCCTTCTCCGTCTTTCGTATGCGGCTTTCCGTACCGGGTCAGGATGATCGTATGCTCGCTTTGGTTGTGGCATCGCCGGTAGTTGGATCGGTAGTCTAGAATCGCGGCGACAGTCTCGGGCCAGAGTACCGCCATTCTGGCACGTCCATTCTTCACTCGCCGGAAGTCATGGTACGGAATCTTCGTATCGACGGTATGAACGTGGTCGAAGGTCAGTGCTATTGAATCTCCGGGGTAGAATCCGCAATTTATCCCCAACAGAATCGCAACCTTCATGGCCGGTTTCGCCCGCCGAAGAGACGCAAGTATCGCCTCGCGTTCAATGAATCGATCTGGGCTTTTCTTTTCCTGCTCGATCTCGATATCGTTGCTTCCTGGAGGATCAAATTCGCCGCCGTACCTTATGACATTACTAATGTATCCGCGTTTCTCGCCCCAATTAAACACTGATCTAACAGACATTATAGCATTGCGTCTTGTCTTTAATCGCCACCCAGTATCATAAATCCGCTTTCGAATCGTGAGAAAAACTTCTGGGCCTACCGACTTTAACTTCACCCCTCTAATCGAAGGGATTTCCAGCACGGCATCTAGTCTGCTGTAGTCCTTGATGGTTCTTTGGCTGCGTTCTCCCATTGCAACCTTTTCTGTGATTGCAATACGATGTTTGTCAAACAAGTCCCCAATCGTCATTTGATGTGCCTTAAAACTGCTGCCTCTACTACAATGATAGCATACGCTTCATTTAGCGTATTTTCTATCGTTGTAAAGTCAAGCAGAATAAGGGGTTACAAGAGTGCGGACGGTGGGACTTGAACCCACACCTAAACGGTTATACAGCAAGGACTTACGGCACGTCGAAAATAACCAGAAAAAAACTTTCGACCCCTACAATCGTATAGTCAACTACAAGGCCCTAGAATGCGTACTGTTGCGTTGGGCAGAAGGCCAACAAAGAAGGCCGACCAAAGGGCGGTCGGCCAAGAGAAGAGAGGCGAGGGCGTAGGCGACGGCTTATGGAGTAAGCGCCGCGACGGCGTTCGGATCGTGCGTTCGGTTTTCCCCGCCGCCTGTGTGGATTACGAATGTGGGCACTGAGGTAATCGCGTACTGCCGGGCGAGATCGGGCCGGGAGTCAATGTCAATCTCTTCGATGTTGATTCCTCGCTTACGGGCGGCGGCGATGGTCGGCTTAGCTCTCTGGCAAGGCCCGCACCACGTCGCAGTGAAGGCCAACACCCTCACAGGGGCGCAAGCTGGCGGCATAGGGCGATTGTCGCCCTGGCGCGCCGGAACACCGGTCTTACCGGGCAATCGAGGCTTGCATGGGCATGGAACAGGGCATGGCTGATCTGGCTCCGGCTCTACCTTGACGGCTGCGGGGACGGCTGGCTTGATAGTCTTCCTGTTTTTTGCGGCGCTATGTTCCTTCCATACATAGCCAACAACGAGCGCTGCGATAAGGAAAATTCCAGCAAAAAAAACAACACGATCTTCTTTCTTCTGGCCCATACATCAACTCCTAATTCGACTGTAGGATGGTGCGTAACTTTTCGTGAATCTTTTCGCAGTCTTTCGACACATCGACGCCGACGCCTTTTCCGAACGCCTCAATCGCATTGGCAAAGTTATGCCCGGCATCGCAGAGGTTGGCGATATTGACGGCGGCGGCGCTTGACGCCTTTGCGTGAGAAGCGAGTATGCTGGCGTTGTCGGCGCTTGACTTCCCGACGCCTTCAAGAAAAGCGTCGAGTCGATCCATGAGTTTGCCGCCTAACTTGTATGCGATAAAGCCTAGCCCTAGAACGACGACGCCTACCAATACGAAGCAAAGCACGATAAAGAACCATCCGGGGCCGAGATGCCTCGCCAGTTCGGCAACATCGACGTTCGTATTGGTTGTGGCTTCAGCGAACAGGATAGACTGGATCATGGTTTACCTCGAATAAGTCACTTCGCGAACAACGTAGGCATCGCGGAAGATTTTCTGCCTTCCAAGAAGCAGCATATCGTCGTCTGGTTGCCAAGAGTTTCGTTCCCAAATACCGAATTCGTTGCCATGCTTCTGCAACTCTTCGGCATCCATCGCGTGCGCCATGAAGTTGACGGCGTTCCACACGGCATCGCCATTCAGCAACGCCGAAACTGTCTCGTCGTACATATCGACAGAGCCAAGACGATAGAATTCAAGCGGTACGCAATCCTTTGCAGCTTCCTGCCAGCCAGGCTTGAAGCGATTGGGATTGAATTCGTACTGCGGGATGAAATCGCGGGTTGCCATGCCGTTCTTGACAACGAATTCCATCGCGTCGTCGAGCGTACTGCCCTCGTCGGCCCAACCAAACGTACCTTTGATTGATTCTGGCCCGAGTGTTCGGTACGGCAGATTCATCTTGGATCGCGCGCATTCAAGATGCTGCGCCAGCGAGTACCGCCAGCAAATCGGATGCGGCCCTTGATTGTGGTGAATCGGATTAAACCGATCCTTGCGTTGACGTGCAAATTTGCCGATCATCGCATCATAACGAGAAGCCCACTTGCTTCTCGGAATTAACTCGACAACTTCCGCGTAGCTCGGTCCAGCGTAGAGTTGCTTCGCCTGCGAACGCGGCAGCAGGCCACAAAGCCGCGAGTCGCGGGCCTGAATCTTCTCGGCAAACTCGGACCAATTTCCATCGTGAATCGTAATCATTGAAGCGCCCCCAATGCTGCTGGTTCGTTCGCGGGAAGAGGAATAGCCGTCACCTTCCCGTTGCCATGTCGATAGGCAAGCGCCGGGTAGTCTTTGACTTTCAAGGACGCTTCAGCGAGATACGGAACGAGATAGGCGGGCGGATTACCGTCACGATCAACCACGTCTTTGTCGATACAGCCCAAGAATGTTCCGCCGCTTTGTTCGATTACGTCGATGAACGAACCAGAGGCAAGAATCGCGGCCTGCCCGTCGGGCAGCTTCGACCTCATCTTCGTTTCCTCGATAATACAAACCGTCAATGGACCGCTCTCGATCCAGTACGACGGAGTGAGCCAAACCGGAGCGTCAGGTAGTTTCGGTAGTCTGAAGTCGCCGGAACGGAGCAGCAGCCCGATTCCAAGCAGCAACAGCGCAAGTGGTGCGTAAGCCTTACTCATACTTCCCTCACGCTGCTGGTTTCACGGAATCGTCAGCGAGTTTCGCCAGCGAAACCCTCACGTCTGCGACCTGCGCGGCCAACTCCGAATCGCCGCGTTTCTTGGCAATCGCCGTGATCGCGAAGCAAGCCGACATACCTGCGACGATATCTGCGTAGTCGTCGATCTTGTTCGCTGCCGCCTCTACCTTAGCGCCAGCAAACGATACGCCCTTGCTTTTCAAGTAATTGATACCGATAGCAGCAAGCCACAAGCCACCAGCCAGAATCAGAATCCAAGACAACATACTTTCTCCCTTCTAAATGAGTTTCAAGGCGCGCTCTCTTGTTTCGCGAAGTATCTTTAGCCCCGCCAAGAATCTCTTCTCAGCGTCGGGGCTTTCGTTGATTCTGTTTACGAGAAAAGTCCTGAAGAATTCCGACGTAGCAGACTCGTAGGCAGACTGAATTACTTCTGCGTCGGACATGGCTGCCCCTCGTCCCGAAGGATCGGGAATATGCGACCGCGGCGCTGGTCGTCGTCGCCATGTTCCTGTTGCTGCCGGTCACGTAGCGGGAACAATCGCGGACGGTCACAGCCCTTGCTTGCTACGACAACACCTAAAAGGAAACAAACAAGGCATAGCCAAACTGTAGGCGGAAGCGCCTTCAGGACTGCCCATATTACGGAAACAACTGAACCGAGAATAGTAAGAATAGCCACAAGATTCTCCTCTACTTATATTGTGTTCAAGGGGTCAGAGTCGAATGAATTATTGACCCCCGTTGTACCGACTACGCAGCCGACGCTTCCACTCAATAATCGCTTCTTGCTTGTACCCGCGTTTCTTTAGGTCTTTCTCAATCGCCTGCGATAGCTGGCTTTGTGTAATGCCGAACTTCTTCGCTTGAGCAACGATCTGCGATACGTCGCGCCGGTAGTCGAACTTTTCCTTCGTATCCTTGTTCATCCCTTTTAGTTCGGGATGCTGCGAGATTTTGAAGGCGAAATCTTCTGCCTTGGCATTGCTGTAGTTTTGAATGCCCATTCCGAAGATAACCAAAGTTGACAGCGCCACCTTCTTATCAACACCTTCAGACTTCATTGCCTCGTAGATGTCGCGGAACGATAACGGCGTCACGTTGCGAAGAACAGCTTGGCCGGGAGAAAGTTCCTCGCCGACCACGTTCGCACCGGATACAGTGTCGATGATCGTTCCTTGGATAGGCGCTAACTTGCTTCGGAGAAATCGCGTCCAAACGTCAGGCATCGTCATGCTGCCAAACTTGACCTTGCCAGCGCCGAAGTTCCATACGTTTCGCAGGGCGACGGTTTCGCCGGTCGAAGCCTTGGCCTGCCCTGTGATGTTTCTGGCCGAGAACACTGTCACTTGCGATAGTCCCGAAAGCGGGTCAACCCGCAAGTCACCGAAGCGAACCTTACCGAAGTCGGCAGACCGCGGATCGAATTCAAAGACCGGGCGGTTCTTCTTGTCGCCGGTTATCTGCGCGTATGCCGCTCCGTAAGCCGCAATCGACCCATAGAACGCCGTCATTCCGATGAGCGTTTTGGCATACTCTTTTGCAATCAGCAGCCGCGTTCGAGCGGTTCCGCGCCACATGGGCTGACCAGATATGAGTTGGAAGCGGGACAGTAAGTAACGGGGCGAGAAGAAGTACGTCGCCAGCGCGTCAGCCGCGCCGCTGTACTTACCGAAGTCACCGCGCCCGGTCGCCGCGTTGACGTAGTTGGCAATGATCCTATCTTCGTAGGCGGTAGCCTCGCCGCTCTTACGCAGCCAACCGCCGCGTTGCAAGTCGGCAGTCATTACGTCGAACAAGTTGGCCCGCAAGTCATTCAACGTAGCGACATAGGCCCGCTCGGAAGCGTTCACGCCTTCGGCTGCCCATGCGATAGGCTTACCGGCTAGCCCGAACTTCTTGGCAAGTTCCGGTATCTTGTGAAGGATGCTGCCCATATAGGCTTCTTCTTGACTCGACAACCGGCCCTCGGTCACGGTCAAAGCCAAACCAGACTTGTCGTATCGCGGAGCGTTCGGTCGGCTGCGTATCTCCTCCATTGTCTCGAATTCACCTTTCTTCGAGAGCATCGACTTCACCGCCGACTTCTGCGACTTCACGCCAATTGACGGATGCCCGTAAGCGACCCAACCGCCCTGGCGTAAGATCGCAGACATATCGTAGGAAGTCATAATCGCGCGAGTCGCGTTGAATACTTCGGGAACCATCTTCCCGGTTTTCTGAAGCGGCGTCATTTTCTGATACTTCAGGCCCTCTTCTAACGCCTTGAACTTCAGTTGCTCCTCTTTAATTTGGAACTTCAAGTCGGTCGCTTCCTTATCTAGAACCCGCTTCTTCACCGGCTTCTCGGGCGGGAAGAATCCTTGCTCGACCAATTCCTTATCTTCCTGAATGCCTTCGAGCTTCTTCCTGAGACTGTTCTTGTACTTATCCTCTTCGGAGAGTTTGCGGGATTTAACCAGCGCCTTCTTCTCTTCGAGTAACTTATCCAACTCGGCCTTCTTCGCTTCGACTTCCGGCGTGATACCAACCCAGGAACCCTCGGCCTTCTTGGCTTCGACGCCCGTAAGGAACATCGTCACCTTCTGAATCGACTCGTCTAGACTCTTAGCCTTCGCGTCGATTCGTTCATCTTCCGGGTTGAGGAGATCGCGCTTCTGCCGACGCAGTTCCGCAAGTCGTTCCTTCTTGATCCTGATTCCGACCGTATCTTCCGGTAGCTTACTCGGAACCTTCAGATTCCCGGTTCGCAATTCCTCTTCGAGTTTGCGGATATCTCGGTCAAGACCTTCGGCCCGTTTACCTTGGGTATGCTGCATCCAAGCCGCGATGAGAGTATCCTTGTGTTCGTCGAATCCCTCTTTGAGATTTTCCTTGGCTTTCGACAAGAAATCTTCGACCGTAGCAACGCCCATCTTCGCGTAGGCTTTCGCCAGCCTCACGCCCGAAGCGAGGAGATCGACATTCAACGCGCCGGATTCGCCGGTAGCAGTTTTCTTGAACGACTCACGAAGCTGATTGAATTCCTCCCATGCGGAATCGACAGCCTTCTTGGCCTGCGCAACCTTCGTCGATTGCTTCACGAATCCACGCTTCTCTTTCGGCGCAGATGCGGCAACCTCTTTTGCGTCGAGTTTCTTCTGCAACTCGGCAATCTTCGCTGCCATCTCTTTTATTTTCGCGTGTTCTTCTGGCGTGACGCTTTCGCCGTTCTTTGCGACAACAGCGCGACGGAGTAGGTTAGCGAGGGAATAATCCTTCGCCAGTTCGATCCTACGCGCGTTCAATGCCTCACTCGCAGTCGAACCGAACCTACGATAGTCGCGTTCAACCTCATCGAGTTTCTTGCGGATCGAGTCAGCCGATGCCCTGGCGGCGTCGATCTCGATTTCGTTACCAGACTTCTGCGCCTCAACCAGCCTGTCGGCGGCAATCGCGTAGTCGTTATTAAGTTGGCGATATTGAAGCTGGACAGCCGCCGTCTGAACGCCGTTAAGCGCCATACCGGTTTTCTTCGCGGCAGCCATTACGTTTTCGGCGTAAGACGGTTCTTGCTGAACCCGCGATTTCGCTTCGTCGAGATACTTCTGGAAAGCGCCATCGCCGGTCGGGTTACTAACAAGCGGTTCGTCGCCGCGACTTGGGCGAAGATCGTTGACTCCTTGATTCTTAATGCTAGTAGCCGGGGGAATGTCGGCTGGTAGTTGACCGGCAGGCGGCGGCTCCGTGGGCGGCGCAGCCTGTTCGACCTTCGCTTGCTCGACTGCCGCCTCAATCTCCGGTTTCGTAGGATTGTCAATAATCGACGGCGCAGCCTCGGGCGGAGCAACCTCGGCGGGCGGCTGCTCGAAGTTCTCGGGCGCGGCGGGCGCAGCATTAGGGTCTTGCGGGGCCTGCTGACCCATGAGTTCGTCAGCCAAGCGACGAACCTCATCGCGTCGGTAGGTTTCGCTGAACTGCTTGGCGGGCGGTTTCTTCAGGCCCCAATCCTTCCACTGTGCGCGGGTAGGAGTTTCGCCGCTTCGGGCCGCGTTGATAATCTCTTGATTGACTCGCTCTTGCTTGATCGTGCCGGTAGTGACGTTCCCTTGCTCGCCACCTTGACCGATACGAGTCAGCGAACCGGGCAATCCTACAACGGCGTTCGGGCCGAGAGACTTCAGATAGGTATCGGCGGCGGTATAGATGTACTTACGAACGTCGGGGTCTTGACCCATTGCAAAGTCTTTAATCGCTTCGTCGATTGCCTTCCCGCCAGCCATAGCGGAAGGTCCGTGAATACCAGCCGTCTTGATATAATGCTTCACGAAGCCATCGGCGAGTTGACCGCGAACCGCTTGCTCGCTCCATCCCTTCGGCATTAACTTCTTCTGGAACCCAACGAACAAGGCGCTCTGAAGGGCCGCGCTTGAAGCTGCCGCCCATCGGGCCGTGCTTGGAGCAACCCCCTTATCAATCAATTCGTCGTAGGTCGCCTGATACATTCCGGGGGCAAAAGTCGCGGCACCGGAGATGTTCTCGGCAGCCCCGGCGATGCCCTTACCAGCGCCAACAGCCTTAGCGCCCATGCCAACGAGACTTCCGGCAGCGTTCGCGGCCATTAACGAAGGAACCATCTCGACGGCGTTACCAAGCGATTCCTTCGGGCTGTACCACGCAGCGCCAGGATCGCGCACCGGATCAGCCTTCTCCCAAACCGCCATAACTTGCCGGGCAAACTTCCGCTGCTCATCGGTCGCACCTTCGGCGTTTCCGATTCGCCCGACCGTCGAAGTCAAGTCTGCCATGCCTCGCATGAGTCGGTCGAGAGTCTTGCCCGCAACGCCTTGGCTCGAATACGACTTCTTCTTGCCCCCAAGTTCGTAAACGGCATCAAGGAATTCTTCTTGCTGCTCGGGCGGTATCCGCATCGCGGCGTCGAGCGAGGCAACGCTATTCGGCGCAACGCTCGTCAACTTGTCGGCGACCCTGTAGGCGGGCGATTGATAGTCGGGATTACCGGCCAGCTTATCAAACTGATCGATGGCAGACTTATCGACAGCCGCCTTGGGCTGCATCGGCTCGGCTCCGTACATCGCGTCAAACTTCGCCAGCGGATCGCTGTCGGAAGGCTGCGCGGAATCGGCCCCAAACATCTCGTCAAATTTGTTGATTAAGTCGGTCATTGTGAGTTATTGCGAAAGGAAGCGTCGGGCGGCTCGGGCGCGGGCGGCGAAGTCGGGGTCTTTCATCTTCTCGGGATTAGCGATTGCGTCTTGGATAATCGCACTCGCATTCTGCCTTCCAGTATCCGTCGATGAAACGGACTGCTGAGTAACCGCTGGCGGCTGTGCGCCTGGCTGCTGCAACTCAGCTTCGATTGCGGGTTGCTGCCAGCCACCTTCCAGGCCCCACAACTCTTGCTGTTCACGAACGAACTGCTGCTTCTCGGCGAAGGTTGCATCACGCGTAGCAGCCGGATCGTCGGCAGTCGGAGATGGCATCGTAAGGCCCTTGACTTCATCCGAAATCATCTTCAGCTTAGCAATTCGCCAAGCGCTATGATCGGCGAGTTGCTGCTTCGTGATGTTGTGTTCGTTTTGAATCGCCATGACCATCGGCGAATTCTTGTCGGGCGTGAACGTCGAAACGGAACCGTCAGGCTTTCGCGTGACAGCGCCGTATTGAGGGTGATCCCAAATGTCGCCGATACCCTGCCCATCGGGATAGGACGATAGGCGAGGAAGATCGGCGGGCTGGATGCCGAGTTTCTTTATCTGAACCGCACGATGAGCGGCAACACGTTCAGCTTCCGTGAAGTTCGGATTGTTGTCGATCTCGTTTTCAACAGCCGACAGCCGGGTAAGTTCGGCCTTCTGCTTCGCCGTGTACCGCTTCTCGAAGTTGGCGGCGTCGAATTGGGCCTTCGCCTGAATGGCCTGCATTCGTGCGTCGGATTGCTGCTGAACGATTCGCTCGGCTTCCGTAGGGATACCCATGCGTTGCCGCTGGTAATCCTCGCGGATACCTTGATGCCGCATCTCCTGCGCAAAATCCTGCTGGCGCTGAAGTTCCAATCCTCCCCAATCCGGCTCGGCGGTATAGGACGGCTCGGTTATGTGCGTACCGGGATAATATCGACGACTCGGCATGATCTGATCCTACAGAGAAAAGGTCGGAAGTTTCGGGGCAAGGGCGCTGATCGCAGTCGAAGTAACTTGAGGGTCCATGCCCTGATAATTGAATCCTTGCATGACGCCAAGTTTCGTGCCTAGCATCTGGTCGGCGAGGCGGTTCAGCGCGCCACTCTGCTCGCGCTGAATGCCGGCCTGGACAGTAGGAGCGATGGTTGTATTCGCCATCCCAAGGCGGGCAAGTTGCTGCATTGAGTCTGCACGCTGCTTGTTGAAACCGGCGATTGTGTCGGCTTTCTGCTGTCCAGAGACTTGATTGACAAGTCCAAGCTGCTGCTGGTATTTCTGCTCGTTTGCAGCCTTAGCAGCGTTATATGCGTTGTTGTACTGATCGAGCAGGCTATTCATTCCTCCTTGAACTTGCTGCTGTTGTCCAAGCAGGCCTTGATAAAGGCCGTACTTCAGATTAAATTGGCGCTTTTCTTCTTTCGCCTGATCGACGGCAAGCGCTGACTGTACTGGATCAAGATTCATCGACTGGAAACCCATTGCAATCTCCTATTCTTCTGAAACGGTACACGTTCCGTTTCCATGAGTTGTTATTGTGAAACTACGATCATAAGACTCGCTATACACTCCATACGAAGAAGCATCCATTGGATATGACTCGCTGAATATCTCTTCGCTTCCATTTAACACCCTCAGTACAAATGTAGAGCTTACAGATGAATTAGCGCCTTCTGCCGATGATGCCGCTAGCGACCCAATGTTAAGCGTATAAACTATTTCGCCTGAGTTTTGCTCAATAACTCCAACAGCAACAGGAAGATTAACTGTCGAGTGGCCAATTCCAACGTCTCCATCTCCGGTAGAAGTTGAGTCGTCAACGCCGTTTCCGTTGCTTATGCTCGCTGCGCAGAAATTCACTCCATCTGACAAGTTAAATCCGGCAGCAGCATTCGCGTCGTCAGTTGAAGTTGCAGTCGCAGTCAATGTAACTTCAACCCTCATCATGCTTACTGTGTTTATTACTGTAGATGATTCGTTTTGTAGGACAGTCCCAAGCCCGAATGGGTCGCTTGAAGCCGACCAGTTAATTGTCTTTCCTGCGTCTGACGCCTGAGTTGAAACCTCAACGCTTCCAGAGTAAAACAAATCTCCATCAATTGAAAATGAAGATGCGCCTACATGCTCATTCTCATCTCCGTCAAGTAATCCCGTAAGGCTTAATGCACCAGATGGAGCAGAAGTTCTATACGTTCCATGATCGTACACTGTGACAATTGCAGTTGCCGTCTGTCCAGGATTAACGGATAGCGGAGCGCTAATTACGATTGAATATGACGGCTCGTACCCTGGCGGGAATGCCCCAGGAAACGGCCAGTCGATCTTCCATCCGGGAGGATAGTCAGAGGCAACGACGACAGCGGGTTTTGCGACGTAAGCGCCTGACATTATGTTGCAACCTGAATGTATGAGTTGTTATTCGCAATCGTGTCTGCTGTCGGGCTTACGTTCGTTCCGTTGTTAGCAACAGATGAGTTTACTGCGGTTATGTAGCTGCCGTTGTGGCACCACATTCCAGTACCAGTGTTGTAGCTTACGACGCTCGCAGAAGTAGCAGAATAGACGTAGCTTGCGTTAACAACGTCCATTCCAGTAGTATTTCCGCATACAATTGCGTAACACTCGCCGTTGGAATTAGTGAAGTACACCCCAGTCGTGTTTCCACTAAAAATTCCGTTGTTCATCCTAGCTACTGACGACCACACATACACTCCGTATGTGCAGCCACTAGCCATGCAGGCTGCGAAGCCGGAAATTCCATTACCGTAGATTAAGTATCCATATAGGCATCCGACAATACCGAACGGAGCAGTCGCCGTAAAGTTTGCATTGCTTACACTTACTCCTCTTCCAGTCGAATTGCCCACAAGAACTATTTTAGTTATATTTGCGAGATTAGCCCCGGCAGACAGCGCAAGAACATTCGTGCCAGCAGTAGAAGATCGAATTACCGTCTTAACGACAGTAGCAGTTCCAGCAACCGCGCCTGATGGTGCTGAACTGTACTTGCTTGTTGACGCAACTGTAATTCTGTTATTTGGCTCGTCAACATTCGTAATCGCCCAACAGCCCATCAATGTTTCCGGTCGCGTTCCGCCAGTGCAGCCGGATATTAAAGCGTAGTCTCCAACCACTACATTAGTGACGTTATTCAAATTAAGGATAATCGAATATGCGCCAGCGGAACCAGACGACGACTGAATCGAACTAATCGTCTTTGCGTATGAATTAGTTCCTGTAATCGTTATCCTGTTCGCGTCTTTATGGGTGACTGTCGTATTGGCCCAATCGAAGGTTCCGTCACCGATGTTGATTATAACTGACACGCCGGAACCAATAGAATAGCTGTTGAGGTACGTTAATGCCTGACTTAAAGTGGCCCAAGGGTTCCCAGATGTACCGTCGCCAGTCGAATCGCTTCCAGCAGCAGACACATACAAGTTCGTAGGGTTAGTCAGTATGATTCGCTGGGTGTCGTTGCCCCACGACGTTCCGTTGAAGTACGAGAAGTAGTTCGTCGTCTCATTCCAAATCTGCCAACCCTCGCTCGGAGTATCGAACGTCCAGACAGGACCCGTTGCGTTACTGCACCACGCAATTTTGTTCTCTTGGCTAGTCCATGCGCCAGTTGCCGTAGCAACAACCAAGTACCGATCTCCCTTCGCCGGTCCTGCTGGTGGAGAAGAAAGCGACCCCCTGACAGTTTGCTGCCAAGGAAACGAGCCAAGTTCAGGAACGCGATATTGAGTCATGTTTGCCTATAACACAGTAAGCATCTTGTATGTGCATTTCCAATTGATTGTTGTCGCAGCAGCGCCGGTAACTTGCATCCTGACATTAACTCCATCAATCACGCAGGTAGCGTTCCATGCACCAATTGATTCGCTAGTGTAAGTGTTGCCAACACCAGTCAATACTACGGCCAAAGCACCAGTTGGATTTGCGTAGTTTGTTGTGCGTATATACCCTGCTATATTCGCCTTATTTCCCATATCGACGCCAATAAAGCGCGCTTCAAGTAGAACGCAAGCGCCATTTGGTATTTCGACACTCGCTATCGTTGTAGGCGTAGCATCAGTCGTCGTTGCAGTGTACTCGTTTAATTCGCTAACAGAATTCCAAGAATCAACGTCGCCTTGCGTTATTCCAGCGGCAACAGATGCGGAGAATACTGGGTCGCTCTCTTCAGTTAAGTACCCTGCAATCGCATGGCTTCCCCAGCTATAAGCAGTATCCCAATTAGAGTGATTGTCATAGGCTGACTGCCATGAGGAAAATACAGGATCAGTTTCAGTGTACGGATTAGGCCCCGAACCGCTAGTTAAGAGGCAATCTAAGTCCGCGTCGATTACTAGGCTAGATTCCCATGCGTCGTCCCAATTCTCGTGGTGGTCGTATGCCGATTCCCATGCAACAAAAACAGGGTCAGACTCCTCCTCAAGACCACCAGTTACAAGTTCTCCCCATGCGGAACCGTCAAAGCAAAAGTACTTACTAGCTGCCCTATTCCACGAAATCCATCCCTCGCTCGGAGCGTCAAGCGTCCATATAGGCCCAGTCTCGTTGCTGCACCACGCGACTTCACCATCATGCCCAACCCAGTCGCCGGTAGCAGAACTGTCTATGATATACCTATCTCCACGCAGCGGAGAGGCTGGCGGCGATGCTAGTACATCAATAACTTGCTGCTGCCAGCAAAATGTTCCTAACTCTGGTAGCCTAAGTATTGCCATTATGGTTTGCTGGCAGAAGATTGTGACTCGATAGACTCTTTAATCGCAATACACTGTCCTAGCCTAACAGAAGATTGTTCTATGATATCTTGCTCTGCACTAATGTATGAGTCTATTTTCGCTTTTGTCCCAATGAAAACAAGTACAGGAACGATTGTGTCCTTTTCTCCGTCATATACAGAAACGGTAGAGTCCATATCATACACTTCGTATGAATCTGGATATTCTGGCGATTTCTCTTCTGGTATTTTTACTGCTTTTAGTCTCATGGCATTATTGGCATAATTCTTCTAGCGTTGCGTTAACACCTGAAATTGACACAGTATTGCTTGTTCCGGCGCGAGTTATCATAACATCAAACCAATATGTAGTTGACGTAGATAAGCCAGTTAATATGATGTTCTTTGACCACAATCTATTGTCTCCGGCAGTTCCGGAAACGGCAAATTGAGACGCAACTCCAATTGTTGTTCCAGCCGGAACTGCGCCATTTATCGGCGCAGTTCCAGTTCCGTATTTTACGGTGACAGTAATTGTCGATCCCGCACCATTCGCATATGCAACGCCATCGATTGTAAATCTAATTATTCCAGAGCTAGTTGGCGCAAAATGGATCGTCGATCCAAGCCCCATCATAACTCCACCAGATGAAGTTGTTCCGGTTGGGTTTGAAGGCTTCAGATTTACTGAAGCAGTTCCAGAAGTAAGATATCCAGCTACCGAGTGATCTCCCCATCCATAAGCCAAATCCCAATTTGCACTGTTATCTGTAACTATTGAATAACTGCCAGACGACGCGCCCCTCTTTATTAACCCTTGACTAGAGAAATCTCCGTCAACAACTACGTCTGAATGAGAAGTCTCTGAAGTCAAATATCCAGCGCTAGCGTGATTTCCCCAACCATACGCAGAATCCCAGTTTGCGCTGTGATCGTATGAAGCCTGCCATGCCGTAAACAGCGGGTCAGTTTCTTCTGATGTTCCGCCTCCATCAACAGTTGTAGCGCATACGAGGTCCGCGTCGTACTGAATTGCTGATTCTGTTGCAAGGTTCCAAGAATCAACATCTTCTTGAGTTATCTCAGCAGCAACAGATGCAGAAAAAACTGGGTCTGATTCTGATATAACTACGCTATCCAATATAGAGAATAGCTGCGTAAATGCTCGCCTAACTTCTTCTGTGCTGTGAGTATTTGGAATTCTGTATGGCATTACGGAATCCTCCGTGAACCGGCTTCAGCTATAACCGCCGTGATATTTTCAACCGCCCAACGGCGATTAGCAGCGCCAGTTAACTTGATCGTGCAGGCTTGCCCCCGGCAGGCTGGATGAACCGTCGAGTTGATTCCGGCAACCCAGGTTCCGGTATCAGAAACAGCAGCGCTTGCAGCGCCCTCGAACGTCAGAGATGGGCTTAGCGCCCAAGTCACGCTTCCGCTGTTCTCTGCAATGTCGGCGTCAATCGAGATTATCTTCCCAACCAGCGAATCCTTATTTAGCGCGATCGGCCCTATTACGGCGTAACTCGATATTGCAGTTCCGCAATCGTTTTCCGCAAGGTTCGTAAAGCGTCTAATAATTCCATCTCTTCCGCCAAGCAATACCCCAGAATCCTCAATAGCTGTAGCTTGAAGAGTACAAGTCGTAGTTGGTTCATGGTCTGCGTCAAGCGTAAGGGGCCAGAAGGTCTTTCTATCCCAATCTAGCCACCAGTGAAGCCGCGAGTTTGCTTGCTCGGAAGTCAAGAAGATATGAACCCCGCGACCCTCAACGTCGTATTCGAGTGATGCCGTCACCATATCAGGGTTGATATTCAGGAATTCACGCGGAAGCATCTCACGCGAAAGCTGGATCGGGTAGGAGTCGCCGCCAGGGGGAAGCGCGTAGATTCCATCCATCGACAGGAAAATCAACTCGCCTGAAGGCCCTAGCGTCCACGCTCGCTGCCCGACGATACCGACCGTGTGACTTACGCTATTTAGACTGCCGCCGTAAGCAGGATCGCCCTGCATTCGCCACAACTCATTCCGGCAGGCAATCAGTAGGTAGTCGTCGCTATGGGGAATTAGTGCGGTTATTGGGCTGCCTGGAACCCCAGCCTCACTTGAAGTTCCAGCAACGGCCCGCTGGCTATCCTCTTGGGTGTAATCCCAATCAGCGTAGTTACCTTGCCTGCTGCAATACCAGACGTGTGGGGCAATCTCGGCCCCAGCCAAAAACAGCCGGTCGAGATACCGACAGACTAGTGGGCAGCCGGTCGGTACTTGGCCTGTAGTCGCAGACCATATCGAGATCGTGTTCGTAAGCGGGGCGTAAACCTTCGGCGCTCGCTCGATTCGATAGGCGCAGTTCCCGGTTCCTGCTGCCGTAGTCAGCGTAAGCGACCCTGCCGCGACCGTCTGAATCTTGTATGTTTGTGCAACTGCGGTTCCAGTCGGGTTCGAGACTACAACCACGTCGGTATCTTTGTCGATACCTAGGGTTGTCCAGTCTGCTACGCCGGTAGCGTCGAATGCAGTACCGACTACGCTTCCATCGGTTCCAGTAGCTCGAACGTCGCCATAGTCGGCAATCATTAACTCTTGCCCGCTTTGGGCCGCGCATAAAACAACGTCGTCGCGGAGATCGATTACCGAGGAAACCGCCGCCATTCGACCGTAGAAAGATTCGTAGTAGAGCGAACCACCCGCCGATGCAACGGCCATTGAACGTAAGGTATTGACTGGTGAAGTCGAATAGTATTGAGCGCGGAACACGTTCGATAGTGCAAGCCCGCCGTCAACAGTGCATTTCAATCCAAAACCGACTCGCTTGCCGGTTTGGGCGTCAACGGCCTGCGTGAGAATCAACGTGCCGTTCCAGTAAACCTTGATCGTATTCCCGTTGACTTCAGCAGACAACCAACCGGGCTGCACCGCAATCGTGCCAGGAGTAAACGTGTAGCTCGTAACAACACCGCTGATAACAGACCGAAGATATCCGGTATAAGCCCCGGTCGTTCCGGTCTGAGTCAACTCGACTAAAACGCCGTCTTGCGCGATATCCGGCGTTGTATCGTCTAGCCTGAGATACAGCCGATAGCTTCCGTGCCAAGCACCAGCCCAAGGCGTAAGGAACATCTCGACAACGTAAACCTCGCCCGTATCAATCGGCAACACGTCGGCAACAGCTTCGCCTTCAGAAGTCGAGTAGTCGATACTCGCCAGCGAGGTCGTTAGAACGCTCGGCATCGCAGACGCCCAAGCTGCCTGCGTCCAAGCCTCAGCCATCGACGAACCGGCGAAGGTATCGGACCATGACGTAAAGCCGTCACCGAGAGCGAGAACCATCGACGTAAGAAGGCGAACGGGCGAACCGCTGCCGAGAGTGTCGATATGAGCGAGAACAAGACCGGGGCGGCTGCCTCCGCGTTCCCGACCTTCAAGGCCGGTCACGGCCCGAACATTTAAGAGATCGGGCGAAGTGTACGGCGGCTGCTGCCGATATGCACCCTTACGATTAAGACCCGCTAAGGGGAACTGGACGGAGATTTGGCGCTTCTTAGCCATGAGTGTTCTCTGCGCTAGAAGATGAAAATTGCTGTCGTCTATTGAGGGCTAGAGACAGCGAGAGAGCCACTTCACACTACGCAACGGTCACGGCGTCGAAGTCGCAGGAAGTTGCGCTTCCTTCGTTGACGTACAGCGCGGTTCCAGCGCCTCCATCTGTATGCTGAAACAGACAGCCGGTTTGATAACCAGCATCCCCATCGGTCGGAACCGTCGTTCCGCTTGCAAGAAGCAGACCGGAATTCAAGGCGGGTTTCTTGATTTTCAGAAGCGAACAAATTCGGTCAATCATGGTGCGGTTCCTTCAGTTAGATGGTAGGTGACACTTGGCCGGTACTTTTACCCGGCAGTTGAAACTCGAAATTATCCAGCAGCAGGCGTCGGGCCTGGAACGTATGTTACTTCCCCTCCATCCTGATATGTGCCAGCGCCAGTGTTTCCAATAGCGTAAATTGCCGCGCGGGCGTTAGGGCCGCGAAGTAACACTGAGTCGCCGATGTTGGTCAGTTGGATTCCCTTGCCAGCTTCAGCCGCCTCGCCGATACCAATGGCAACGGCGACTGCATTCGTGATCTTTTGGATGAACAGGAATTCGCGGTTCGCGTCGGCGGCAACGATGATCGAACTTGAAGCAGTCGCAGCCCATGAGCCTTTGGACATAATTAAACCTTAGACCTTACGTTCGTATCCAGTTAAGACATTCGTAAGGGCATCCATTCCGACCTGATTCCTCTTCGGCTGCCTCTGCAACTGCTGCTGTTGTTTCTGCTTCTTTATCTTGTTTTGGCGCTGCAATTCGTCCCACTCTGCCTGCTTGCGTTTTTGCTGCTCGGCCTGCTTCTGCTGCTGCCTGACTTGTTCGGGTGTGAGGGCCATTAGATCGAAACTCCCTTATAGGTTATCGGGTAAGTCGTTCCGGTAATCCCTCGACGGAAGCTGCTATCCTCGCAATCTTGCGGCTGTCCCATCTGGCCGAACCGCCGGGGGCCGCGCTTTTGGTCGCGAGTAATCGCGTCAACAAGCAGCGCCTTGAATTGCTCGGTATGCGTACCCGGCGAATCCTCTATACGAGACTCAGCAACAGATAGACAAGATTCAATGTAAAGTTCGGCAAGCTGCATTCCACCGAGAGGATACGGGTTGCTAGCCGATAGAGCGCCGCTGTAGGCTTCATACTCATAACTCAGTGTCCGTGCCGTGTCTGGTTCCGGGTAGAACAGAATCTCTTGTCGCTGGCCGTTCGTTCCATCCGACGCCTTATAGCGAGTAGCGGCATACATCGGATCGCCGGAAAGGTCGCTGCTTGCTCGCATCGCAAGTAAACGATTTACAGCTATTATCGCAATCGGCGGCAAGTACGCTGCTGCCGGGTAATTGATCTCGCCAATCAAACGCCCGAAATCATCCGGCAAGTCGTAGTCGCCATCGGAAGCCGCAATCTCCAGGGTCTTAGTCGGGCGAAGCCAAGACCATTCGTATCCAGCAAACCGCTCGGCATCCAACGCAGTCGGATAGTAAACTCGACGAACACCAGACTGAACCAAACGGTTAAGTTCCGATTGCTGTCCGGCTGCATATGACGCATACGCCTTATAGCCGTAGCCAAGGAAGTTGCCTGTCTCTCCAATCAACTCGGGATAGCCAACCGAAAGCGATGATTCAGCCATAGCAACCTCCGAGAGAAAAGCGGGCGGGCCAGGAAGAGAGAACTGGCCCGCCCTAACCGCGCGGCAAATACTACGCTAGAACGCTGCCGAGTACGTGGTAAGCGTACCACTGGCCGTTCGCTTCGCTGCCGCCCCAATAGAGGAAGCATTCCTCGTCGTCGGCGTCGAGGGTAATTGTAGCCAACGCGACGAGCGGGCTGGCGTTACCCATACCCTGCAAACCACTCGTCACCGTAATGACAACATCGCTGGTGGTCATAGTCGCCATGCACTTGAAGCCCTTCTTCAAGCCGGGGATCGTCGAATCCGCCAGCGTGAAGGTCGAGTTCGCGGCGAGGGTAATCGGAGCTTCGAAGATCGTGACTCCACCTACCATGAATGTTTCAGCCCCGCCAGCCGGGGTCAACGTAGGAGTGCTACCGGCAGCGATATAGACTTCGATCAAGCCCGATTGCGGGCCATCTTCGAGTTCGGCGAGGCACAGGCCAGCCGTCGAAGAACGGTCGATGGTTTGCAGCGGCTTCGCGGAACCCTTGCCCTCGAACCCGGCGTACTGAAAGTAACCGGCGTAAGTGCCGCCCGCGATGCAAGTCGTTCGACCGGAGCCAAGCGTGTTGGAAGCCTTCGAGAGAATGTTGCAGGTCGAACCCGGAACGTAAATCTCGATGAGTTGGCCGGTCGCATGAGCGGAGTAGTCTCGCGCAGCGACACCGGCGAAATACTGCGCGTTCGTGATGCTCGGAAGTTCGACGCGATTCGTTCGGCGACCATCGGCGCTTGCCGCCGTGCCGTAATCGTAGTTGTAGCAAACGCCCTGACCTTCTTTCAGCGCCGTAGCGCCCTCGAACCACACCCATTTCGAGCGAACGTCGTTTAGTTTTTGCGGACCATTAACGGAAACGTCCATTGAAGCACACCTTTCGATTGATTGTAAAAACTTAGTTCTTCCTACTTACTCCACCCATCCTTGTCGCAACACAAAATGTAGGGGAGTTTTTACGCTCCCCTACGAATCGCAACTACTACACCGTAGCGAACACGGCCTGACGGCGCAGGTTCGTGCAGACCATTTCGAGTGTCGCATCGAGATCGACGCGGCTGACGAGATGCTTGTTGGGGACCATGTACGGAGCGGTCAGGTTGTTTTCCCAGCCGGGCATGGTTCCAATCGCCATCCACTGCCAGTCGATCATGTAGATCGGATTCTGCGTGTCGTCGTCCAGCTTCGGGGCGTAGGTCATCGGCGTTCCCTTGAACAAGGTGCGCCCGCCCATGCTGTCGAGATCGGTTCCGAGGTTCATGTTCTGCGCTTCCAACGCCTCTTCGAGCAAGCCGAGAACGGCGTCGTTCGTGTAGATGCCGTTCTTCGTCTTGGCGTTCAAGTCGGGTTGCGCGTGCGAAACCGGCGACACGAAGCGGGTCTTACGATGCCCCTTCCGCATCTTGCGAACCAAATCCTCTTTCGTGATCTGGTCGTAGTCGGAGAACCAGTTCGCCCAACGCGGCTGCGCGGACGAAAGGATGTGGGCGCGGCCAATGGCTTCGTAGCCGGTCGGGTCGAGTCCGTAGAATCCGCTCTGGCCGGACGTGCCCTTCTGAATCCAGAAGGAAATTCCGTGCGGAGTCTTATCGTCGGAAGCCGATGGGGAACCCCACAGCATTTCTTCCAACAGTTCGTAGAACGAAACCATCATCGCGACGTATTTCGTCTGGACTAGATCGACAATTGCCTTGCCGCCGAGTTGGAATGCCTTCTCGCGCTTGTCGTAGATGTAGTGCGCGTTGACGTGACGGGGCTGCATGTAGCCCTTAATCATCGTGTCGCCGATAGACGACCCATCGGTTTCGTACATTCCGACAGCGCGCGCCGAATGGTTGTGGTCGATCTGCGCGTCGAAACGCCAGTCGTCGCCGCCCTCGAATTTCTTCAGACGGTTCTTCCAAATCTCGCGCACGGCGACGTGATCGGAGAGGTCGGTCTGCAAGTCGAGAAACGCGCCCTTCTTAACCAAATTCTCTTGGGTCAGAAGAACGGCATCGTCAACATCTTTGTACTGAAGAGTCATTGAAAAGCACTTTCAATTCTACCCCGTTCGATCTCGACGACTATCGCGCGAAATACTTCGCGTCGAGCAATGCCGCCGTTTCATCCAACGGGTTGTTGTTGTTGGTTTGTTTACCGCCGCCTGCACGTTGAATGTGCCGTTGGCTACGCTTCGCAAGGTCGCCTGAAATCTTCTTCAGTTCGATCTTTTGGTACTCGTCCATGAGAACCAGCTTCGCCGCCGTATCAAAAACTTGATCTCGCGGTGGCGCTTGCTGACCGGCTGCTTTGTAACCGGCCAAAAGTACAGCAGCTTGGTTGGCGATTGCCTCTCGCTTTTGATACTGCGAGCTTGCCGGATCAAGGGCACTGCGCGGTCCCTTGCCAAGCGCATCCTCGAAGTCGGCTCCGAGGGCTGCGGTTTGTTTGTCAAACCACGACTCAACTTCATGCTTCGCAGCGTCTTGCTGCAACTGCACGGTACTCTGCGAGTATTCTTGAAGGCTTTTGATCGCCTTGTTTTGCTGTTCGATGATCTCTTTGAACTTACCGAAAGCAGCCTTCACTTCCGGTTGCCACTCGACTTCTTCCGTATCCTCGAAGGAAGGAAGATCGGCGAACAAGTCCGCTTCCGGCTCCGGTTCGACGGGCGGAAGATTCTTCTTCGACGCTTCGAGAACACGGTAAACGACGGACTTCAGCAGCGCTTCGTTACCGAACTGCCGGGCCTGTTCTAGCGAGAACCCGGCCTGAACGGCGGAGGTTAGGGCTGCATCGCTGATCGCGGGCGGCGTAACGGGCGTTTCCTTGCCAGCTTCTCCCTTATTCGCTTCGCTTCCGTCAGCATGGGTTCCCGATCCATCGGAATTTGATACGTCGCCGCCATCGCTTCCAGCAGGAAGATCATCTTCCGCATTTCCGCTTCCGTCATGTACCTTGGCTTCACCTTCGACGACTTGCTGATTCGCATTCTCGTTGTTCTCTTCGGGTGCGGATTCGACGGTCGCCTCTTCAACGGCTGAATTGATCTCAGCCACAAAAGTCTCTTCGAGCGCCATGTGTCTCTCCTAGTAAAATGAGTTTCGGTCATGCAAACCGCGCAGTTTCAACGCTCTCTTGCGATGCTGCGGGTCGCGGTAAATGGGGTTGCCGTCGCGGGAAACTTCGGTCGGACAGCCGTGCGAAGCGAAGAACTGACGCAGTTCCCCGGCTTGCTCGGCGTTCACGCCCGACGCAACGCATTCCAACGGCCAGCCGCCGCCTGCGCGCCGAGGGTCATGCTCGGCGCTGAAGTCGCGCAAGAGAACTGCCCCGTTCTCGGCTACGATCTCTCTGGGTGCGTCCCCCATGCGGAAGAAGCGTTCCTCATACTGGCCCTCATCGTTTGAATAGGCGTAAGTCGGCATCATTGAACCTCTAAAACATTCATTATGGTTAGAGGGTTATGTCGCCACTAAGAACCTGACCCCTGCGGAGAAGCGCCGCCAGGATCGCCGCCCATGAGAAGTTGCGTCATTGCAGCCGTCGATCCTTGCCGCGTCATTCCGGGGCGACCGACGCGGTTGTAAGTACGAGTCGTATTCGACGGCATCGGAAGCGACATATTCCCTCCGCCAGCAGCAGGTTCGGCGGCTTGCTCTGGGAACATGACGATATCGATCACGTCTGGCGGAAGGCCGGAATACTTCGCGGCAGCCTTGATAATCTTCTCGGCATCGACGGTTCCTCCGCCTTGCTGAATTAGCGGAGCCATAGGAACGACAACGCGCTCTACGAACGCGAGCAGTTTTGCGAGCAGTAGTTGCGGCGAGTCGTCTTGCAGGGAGTAAATGTCGATCTTCAGATGGTATTGACCGAACTTGCCTTTCTTCGCGTTTCGATTCCATTCAACGGGAATCGAATCTTCGACGCCAGGAATAGGCTTCTGAAGCGTGCGCTCCTTAATCGGGTCAGTCCATTCGTAGTAAGCCAGCGCCTTAAACACCCCTTTCATACAACTAACTGTACGGTCGGCCATATCTCGAAGTTGAGCGCCAGCCGCCTCGCCAAGCAGCTTCTCTTGGCCGACAGTTTGGGCCATTAACCCAAGCCCGCCGAGAGAATCGAGGTTACCCATGAAGTACGATGCGAGATCGCGGGTCTGCAAGTAGAAGGCCAGACTCGTCGGATCGATTCCGCCAGCCTTTAGTTCCTTCGGCTCGGTTCCAGTCCATTTAACGCCTTCGCCGTCGCCCGCCTTCTTGAAGTCGTCAACGGCCTGATCGTCGTTACCGCCGAAGCCGAGAACTTTCTTCTGCGATTTCGCACCGTCGCCGAGTTTACGGAACACTTCATTTCCTAGCTCATGCAAATCACGCCACAACGCTACGGGTGGAAGCGGCAGAAGATTACCAACAACCTCGCCGTAGCCGAGTTTGTAGTACGGCCCGTAATTAAGTTCCTCATCCCACTCGGTAACATGAAGAACCTTTTCTGATTTGACACCGTAAGTCACTAAGATATTCTCGCCTGGAAGCCAGGCATCTCGACACCAGATTTTTTCTTTATAGAGAGTCGGCGTTTCGCTCGACGACATATTCTCCGCACGCTGTTCGCCCTCTTGGCCGATAACAGAATACTCGTCTGCTTTCAGATTTCCGGCGCTGGATTTATCGAGCCAACTCGATTCCATTACTTCTTCGTAATCGAGCCAATAGTCGTTGCCTTCGTAGTCGATGGTTTCCCACGATTTTGCCGCCATATCGCAGAAGTAATCGTCGCCGGTAATGAGATCGACGAACGACCTTCCGTATTCATGCCCCATCTGCGTTCCAACCGTGTGAAGTCCGACCTTGAACACACCCATGAAAAACAGGGCTTCGAGAACGCCGCGACGGAACGTATTTTCGAGCATGATTTCCTCTGGAATCTCGTTGACGGCTAACTCGAAGTTCGCGGCAGTCGGCATGAAACTCTTATCGACCGTACTCATCATCGCTCTGGGCGCTTTCGGCGCAAGCAACCGGGCGTAGATACTCGCGCCGAGGGCGATAGTATTCACCGGCTCACGCTTCGCACTTCCGTTCTCAGCGTAATGGAAACCGGCCTGCAATTTCGCGGCTTCGATACGCTTCTTCCGCGCGAACTGCAACTGGCGACTTGACCACTTGATTGCCTTGTCGAGTTGTTGGAATTTCTTTTCAGCGAATGTTGCCATCGTTGTTCTTTCTGAGTTGAGAGTTACCAGCCGTCATTGTCTTTCTTACGCTTCGCTTCCTCGCGTTGCTGATTCCTCCATGCGAGTGACCCATATGGAGCCTTCGGCTTCTCGGGTTCCTTCGGCTTCGCGGTATTTCCTCCAATCAATTTCCACGCCAAGGCGTCGGCCATTGTTCGGTCGCCGTGATTGCTCTTTGCCCCGGATGGATCGGTCTTGTCTTGCGCCTTAGAGTGAATCGGGCAACCATCGGTCGCAAAAACGTATTCGAGGCAATCTTCCAACGATTCCTTGGATCGGTTAATGCACATCCCGCCCTCGACGATAGCCCTATATGCCGAGATGATCGCCCGTTTCGTTTCCCGCGTCTGCGCCACGCCAGGAATATCAGTCTGCTTCTTCGACAGCGATTCCTCGCTCATGCGAAGATAATAATTCGTGTAGCCGAGTTCGATGAGTTTGTCGCCGAACTGACGACCCGGCCCGCCGCTCTCCCAAATCAGCTTCGGATTTCCAAGCCATTTGGCGATTGCGTAAACTTGGACGGCGAACGGCTCGGGGCGAAGGTACGGATTGATATACTCCGCAATTTTCTCGCCGGTAACTTCGTTCCAGAATTCAGCGCATGAATTCGACGCACCAGTTCCCGCTGAAATGTCACAACCGCCGACTAGTTTATGTTCGGGATTGATCGACGGTTTGTTGTTCTTATCAAGCAAGCACCACAATCGCAGCCGCCCGCCAGAATCTTCTCGAAACTCGGTCGGCTCGCCGGTCGTTAAGTCGTAATCCACGTCACCGACGCACTCAGGCGGGCGCGTGTCGCGCTTTATTACAACTTGAACCTTGTCCGAATCGAAATACTGCCCGCCGCTACCCTGATAGTCGATATCCAACTCGGTCGCAATCTCGCGCTTACTTCCGGCCCGCTCGCATTCCTGATCGTACCAAGGCGAACGCAGCTTACCGTCGAGAATCGGCTTATAGTCTTGCGGATAATTCTCGGGATCGAGGACCTTCAGGTTTCCATCCTCGTCAGTCGTATAAAGACCCTTCGCCTTCTCTGGATGAATTGACCAATGGAAGCGAAGTTTTCGTATGTTGGTCTGACGTGTCGCATAGAATTCGTTGTTAGTTCCCGTATCAGGGTCGGGCGTCGAGTTGAAGATACGGCATTTCGTCGCATCGCGGGTCGCAGACTTGACTCTCGCACCATCTCGGACGGCTGCGAATTCGTCGAGCAGGATCGCAGTTCGCCGGTCGCCACGCGCGACGTTGGCCGTTGTCGATTCGCCGTCGATTACCGAACCGTTCTCCGGGTTCTCTACGTGCATCATTTTCCGATGCACTTCTGGATCGTATCCTCGCGGACGCAACCAAACCGGCATATTGTTTAGAAGGAAATCGAACTTCCAAAACAGCGCCTTCGGATTGCCTGCCTTATCTACGTAATCTTCGACGCGGGAAACGTAGAGGAACGATTGCAGCGCCTTGAATCTCCAACACCATTTGGTCGCCGCAATACAAGCCCACGATGCCCCCATATCACGACTTTTCTCGACAAGAATATCGTGATGATTGATTGATTCGATAATTTCGATAATCGCCTCTTCCTGAAATGGATACAGGATGAAAGGCAACTTCGGGAACGGCTCGCATCTCGGATCGAACGTCCAGCCGAATCCGTTGATATAAAACAACGGGTCTTGAGAGCACGCATCGCGGATCGCCTCAGCGAATCCGATATCGTCGATCGCGCGACGATTCACCGCCGCACGCCAGTGTAGATTGGCGCGCACGTCTTTCGGTATTCTGTAATTGAACGGAGTCGAGACTTTCATTTAGCGAAGATTCCGCAAGCGTACCATGTTCCATTTTGGCCCAACGCCATCGCGTAGCCGTAGAATTCGCACTCGCCGTTCACCGCTGCCCAATGGCCGGAAGAGTATCGCCAGGAACGGTACATTTCGGCTGCGGCTGCTTCAGCAGATTGATTGGGCCAACTCTCGTTCGCCACTTCAGCGAAGTCTCGACTTCCGGGTAAAGCGGCGCGGAGGGAAGCATACCGAAGGTTCCAACCCTGGTGGCCTTGCACACAAACTCGGGCCATGTAGTCTGCGTGTTGCTGCGCGTATCGTTGGAGATGTTCATTCGGTCTGCCGGATGATATGCTAAGAACGCCAATTCGTCTGCCGGTTTGTATGAGAATTTCATTTGGAGTAGGCGGAAGAGAAGGTTTGACGACGGGCGGCTTAATCGGGGCAACATCAGGGCGGGGTTGAGTTCGGTCGAGTAGCAGTAGTCCAGTGATAAGGATGAGCAACGGCGGTATGGTCGATAGGATTTTCTTCATATTTCGTCACGCATGGTTGTTTACAAAAGAACAGCCATTTCCCTTCGATCTTCTTCGTGAAGATTCCATGAATCGATGCGCACGTCGCGGAACCTGCCGTTCGCTGCACATGACAGCCAAGCGGGTTCACGCAACAGTCGCAATGCGACACGATTTCGTGTTCGGGTTTCATGGCTTTTCGTTTCGGTAGTTTCGTAACTTTTAACCTAGCTCGTCGCATTACTTTCTCTCTCCAATTCATCGAGCATTGCTTCGATCTCGGCAACCGACTTCTGGCCCGACTTGCGAGTGTTCTTTCTCTCTTCGCTCTCGCCGTCGCCCTTCGATTCCATCTGGCCGACTTTCGCAAGGAAATCTTTTGGCTCCGCTAAGGCTTGGCAGTATAGATACCAAGCCGCGTCACACGGACAAGAAGCCGGGTCTTGCCGAGTGCGAAGATAATTGCCTGCCGCTTCAATCGCCCAACGAAGGCTGTCGCGATAACTCTGCTCTTTCCCCTCGTTTGCAACCTTCGCTCTCGACGGAGGCGCTGCGGATTGATTTCCGGATGCCTGGACAGCCGGTTGCGTCGAAGGGCTTGGATCGTGTTGTGAGAGATCGTATTCACGGAATAGGATATGAAGGCAGGGATAATCTTTCGACGCCTGGACGGTCGCCTGCTGCTTCGTGTAGCCCGACTCTTCGAGGGCCTGAACCTTCGCCTCCCACGCGGCGTAGGTCGGCTTCTCGGCCCCAACATCCTGCCGCCAGAGGGTAGCCCGCGCCCGGCTAGTGAATTCGGTAATGTCGCGGACGTTAATTGCCGATTCCGGCTCGCGCTTACCGCCGTGCTTCTTGGCATACTTTCCGACCGTTGGTTTCGAGATTCCGAATTCCTCTGCCAACTTCGATTGAGATTCCCCGGCTGCGTAGCGCCGGGCAATCTCGATCTGCTGAGATTCGGGGAGTCCAGGGGGATTAGTTGCCATGCTAATATCTATTCTGATTAAGGGGTCAGGGTCGCCGCCCAAGGCAGCGCGCCTGGAAGGCACGACGAGAACCTGGCGGATTCGTCGAGAACTACGGCCTGCTTCCGTTCACCGGTTGGATCGGGCGGAACAATCTGAAGTGAATCGAGGTTGCTGATCTGCGATGCGGCCTTCGGGGCGACCAACGGTATGTCTGTACCGTAGAGTTTCGGGGTCGGTCGATCCTCCGGGTAGAAGCTATCGAGAATCTGACGATGCTTCTTCGAGATCATGCGGAGATCGCCGCCAATCGCTTCTAGGTAGTCGGCACGGCTACCGACTTGAATCTTGCCGGTCTTTGCGCTCCAGCGTTGCAGGCGCTCCATTAGTTCGGCGTCGGTTAGTTGCTTACGCCGCCCGGCGTGAGGCTTCGCCGCCAGGGCAAGGCCCTTCACGATCATTTGCTCCCAACTGACGCCTCCCATGCGAACAACAACGCATACTGCCTTGTAGCAGTAAGGGCATAGCCCACGAGTAGTCGCCTCATGCTGACAGGATGGATTCAGACATTTCATTTTGTCATTCCTACCGGCTGCTGAATTGAATTGCATACTTACACCTTTCATTTTGATTTTGGGGTCATACCATCTTGAACTTCCTGACCCCCATTACGACAGTTGCCGTAAGAGTCGCCGCGCCGGGCCGGCCAAGGCGACTTCTAATACAACCATTGGAGATCGCGGCCAGCAGGCGGTTTTAGCCGACCAATAGGCGATTCGGCGAGTGCGGTTCGGCAAAAGGGTGGTGTGCGCGCTGAGGTGCGCACACTTGCTGCACACTTGCGGCGGCGTCGAAACGCAGACCACCGATTGGTTCCAAGTGTGCAGAATTCGCAGACGTGTGTAGGGTCGAATCTACACACATACGTCTGGTATTGGGTGGTTTAACACCACCCGACTTAAAGAGAGGAGAGAGAAGGGTTTATGGAATATATATAATATATAAGTAATTATATGTAGTATGTGTGTGTGTAGGTGTGTAGCCCCCTGTTCTCCCTTTATTATTCCTTCCCTTACTACCCTTTTCTCTTTTATATAAGGCCCCGCACACGCGCACCCCACTTCTGGTTTCGGCAGAATTTCAGGTCATATTTTCAGAAGGGGGGTACTTAGAAATAGTGTGGAGCGGGGGAGGGGGGCTAACCGCTACCCCTGGATCGGAAACGGGGCGAGGGAGGGGAAACGATTTCGACAATGGGGGGCGAAATATGAGACTCTAACTACTTGCGCAGTATAGGGTTATGTACGGCACAAGATGAAACGTCTAATGCCAAAATGAGATTGAATAGTGGCTATTCATGCGCTGATTGTCTCGCGTTATGGAATGGCGCATGCAATCCAAGATAGCGCCCCCCGGCCCTGCCCCTATCGCCTAGCGTTACCCTTGCTACTCTGCCATACGATCTATCACCATTACTTACTGAGGGGAATTACAGTCGTTTCCATCGCCATTCCATCGGGGCCAATAATCAAGTACCGACTAGGCGCTTTGCTGCGCCTCTTCTCTTCTGCCCTATTCTCGCGTTCTACTCTCTCCCTGCGCGCTTGATCTTGCGTTCTAATCCATTGTTCGCCCCATTGCGCCTCTTGTTTCGCGCGATCATTCCTAGCGCGTTCTATCGCCTTATCATCCCTTGCCGATACTGGCCAGCAAACAAGACAGGCGACGATTGCGAACAGTAACCGTTTCATCTTTGCGCCCTCCAATGATTGAGTATTCGCCCCCATTCAATCCTAGCTTGCGATTATCCCCACTATATAGGGGAATATAGAATAAGCTGCCAAAACGGCAGATACAGGATTGCGCCTAGCGAGTTCCGACGGGTTGACGTGATATCTGACTCAATTGCTGTCAGGCGCAAAAGAATGGCCCCGATTAGCGGGGCCGTTTGCTGATTGCGCCGAGAGTGGCGCTAGATTGTATCTTGTGATTCGCACTCGAAACATGAATATCGCTCCCCTACCGCATATGAATAGATGGGGTTAGTGTGGCGAATATGTCAACAATCTAATTTAACCGATACTTTGCCGGTTTCTAAATTACGTTCGCTTTTAACTACAACTCGAAGCGTATTCCGTTCGTCCATTGTCTAGTCCTCCAATATGTATGGTCTGTTGTTTGTGAACTAGCCACGCCGATCTTTACGCGTGGCTTGCGGGGCTTTCCCCCGCTCGGTTGCATCTTTACTGCCCTCCCTTCCTAACGGCATTTTCTGCCAATCTGAAAATGAAACGTTCGTCTAATCAAGTATTGCCGCGCTTTTCCATGTAGTCAAGTATAATCGCCGAAATTCTCTCTTGCCATATAGTCGAGTATAAGCGCACTATTCGGCAATCCCCGCAATCGCGCGGATTATTTCCAGATATTTTCACCCGGTTATACTTGACTACAATATAGCCGGATATAAGCTTGAATAGTGGTTGATCGATTGCGGGGGAATGATACGGCGGATTGAATCGCAACCTTCCGCCTTATAGCAGAAACGGCGGTTATTCCCCCGCAATCTCCAGCAATGGAGGAAAAACAATGAACGCTATCCGATCTTATCTCCGCCGAAACCTAAATGCGAAGCGTCTTTCCCGTATCATCGCGAACGATAAGCAATGTGCTATGTTCGCGCGTTTCATCCGGGGGGCAAAACAATGCTGATTATCAGACTGAAAACCCGGCCAGACTTATATGTCTGCGAAAAACTTTGCGTGGTGATTACGTTTACGCAACCTTACGAATATGCCGCGCGGTTTCCTACTCGCGCCGCGGTTTCGCGTTTCGTTCGGAATACCGATCTAGCTGGAAACACCGAAACAGAGAGGGCGAAACAATGAACTATTCAACACTCGCAATCGAAGCGCACGCGCTTACCCTAGCAGGGCGCAGCGCTTATCTGGCTCGAAATCGTCGCAATCTCTTCTCGTTTATTCTCTCTTTATTTGGAGGGTGAAACAATGGACCCGACAGCATGCCTAGATTTGATACTGTCCGATCTTGTCGAGCGCAACCGGGAGGAAGCTATCGACGGATTGCGCAATCTTGCCGATTGGCTAGAGCGAGGCGGATTCTTCCCGACAGTAAAAGCGCGTCTTGAATTCGACCACTTACGAAATGGGAGGGGCGAAGCAAAATAATCGTTCGCGTATCTTCTCAGTCCGATCTATCACAATTTTCAACCGGGAGTATCTACAATGTCGAAACAAAAAACCGTTTTTGATTCTCGCGAAATAGCCCATATTTGGGCGCATAGACTGGCCCACTACGGGTCAACCGGGTCGCGCGGAAATGTTTCGTTTAATTCCGATGGAATCTATAGCTATTCAACACTGATTGCGCGTTTCGTTGAAAACAAGCGCGGGGAGCGCGCTTGCGTTTTCAATTCAACGTCGTATTCCAATACGACAGCGAAAACGCAATCGCGCATCTTGCAATCGCTCCCCGATTCTATCCCCGTTTTCCGCATTAGCGGGCTAGGAATGGGGGAAGGGTTGCGCGACGTAACCGGGTCGCAGTTATTCAATCACGCAATCGAGTGCGCCGCCGGGTGCGCCAGAAAAGCAAAGCGCGCAAGATGCTACCGGGAATCGTACCTAGCGCATCAAGCGAACCTACTCGAATCGGCGCGGCGCATCAATTCGTTTTTCGGTCTGCGCCGCAAGGTTGACGAAAAGGCAATCGAGCGTCTTGCGAATATCAAGGCGAGGGAAGAGCGCCGGCAAGCGCGCGAGAGGGCAGAAAAGGAAAGACAATACGCAATCGATAATAAAGAACGATTGTCTAATTGGCTGGCGGGCGCTCTTGTCGAATTCCCCTATGGGATAAGTAAAGTCTATTTGCGGCAATGCACAACTAGCGCGGGCGATTTTATGGAAACGTCGCGAGGGGTGCGCGTACCTATGGAAGATGCGCGGCGGGCGCTGTCGTTT